ACGTGTGGCCTAGCCGATGTCTCGGTCGGCGAAGCGAACCGGCGGGAGCCAAATACCCGCCGCCGGAATCTGGTAACCGGCAATACAAACGAAATCGAAGTGACGCTACTGAAATCAGAGACAGACATCACCGCGTCCAGCGTTCGACCTCGCCAGTCGAAGGAGCCGGATGGCAAACACCGGATAGTCCGCTAAGTGACCATCGAATACTGGGTTAGTGGTCAGCCCTATGTCGGCTCTTGCAGTCTGGGTGCGGACAACAGTGGACGCGGTGATGTTTTGACGCTACAGAGCGAATGCAGCGCAGCCCGACCAGGGGGCGCGACCATACAGCGGCGAGGAAGCGCATGAGCGACGAACTGCCAGACAGCAAGATTCCCTGGTGGGACAACGAATACGAGGGCGTGTATTCGGACGATCCCGAAGACGGCTATCCGTACGACATGGGGGCGAAGGTTCAGGAGTGACGCTCGCTGGAGGGCGGCAAAAGCATGAGTGCATGGCTCATCATCGTGACCGGCTGCATCTACGCCTACGTGGCTGGTGAGCAGTTCTCTCGGGGGAACGTGGGCATGGGGATCGCCTACGCCGGGTACGCCTTCTCCAACATCGGGCTGTATCTGCTGGCCCGGTAGCGCCTCTCGCAGGCCATAAACCCCGTGAGGGAGTTTTATGGCCGTACCGGGTATCAAGAGCGTCGCTGGGGCCGCGTCTGCGGCTGGCGAGAAGGTCAAGAAGCTAAAGGCAGAGCTTGCCGGCATGCTCGGAGTCTCGCCGCCGAAGGCTCCCGATCCGCCCGAGACGATGATTCCTGCCGGCGGCGTCCCGCAGCCGAAGAGCGCTGAGGGCTTTACGCTGGCGCCGCTTGAGGAAGGCGACCCAAGCGACGTCGATCAGCAGCTTGAGGACTGGGGGTCGCAGTGGGAGAAGAGCAACGCCTACCAGCGCGTTGCAGGCGAAGGCGTACGGGATTACGTGGCTCGCCTCCGCAGCATGGCGGCCGACGACAAGCACAAGCCCGGAGTAGCGCGTGCGATTGGCGAGCTTGAGTCACGGTTTGCAAGACTTCTGGGCGAAGGCAAGGTCGGCCCGATCGAGGCCGGACCTGAGGACGTGCCGGCCGAAACGACACTGAAAGGCAAGGTTGATGCCGCAAAGCGGTACACAAGGAACCAGATCACCAGGGACTACACCGACTACCTTGCGGCGAATGGCGTAGATCAGCGCACGATCGACGCCATTCTGTCCGGCGAACTCCCGATGAACCCCACCGCGCGTGCGGAGCGCGCCTCGATGATGGGGCTCGATCCGAATGCGGTCTGGCACCGCTGGGACTACCCACTCAAGACTCAATTCAAGGGCTATACAGGCGCCGCACTGTCGAAGCCCGAATACACGCGCTCCAAAAAGGGGGCTCTGTCGTTCGTCGACTTGGCGCCGTCCAAGGAGGGTCTGGTTTACGCCTCCCACAGCCCCGAATACGCAAAGCTTGGGGTGCAGGTGCCGAAGGATCAGATCGTCCAGTACCAGCTTCTCGCGCCACGCGAGGGAATCGCAGGGCTCGATCGGCTTCCGCCTGAGGCGTACGACGCATTCCGGGAGCGGCAGGTGGCGGCGGCGAAGGGGCCATGAATAGCGATAGCGGCTCGCTGCTCGATGGATTGAAGGGGCGCTGACAATGGCCGAAGGTCTTACCGACGACGAAGTGCTAGCCTACACGGCGATCCTGCCAGCCACCGCCCCTGAGCGCGATCCGCAGAAGCTCCGCGCGGGCGCGATCCAGAAAGACATCTACAACCGTCACGGCCTCACTCCGGACATGCCAGCCGACGAAGCGGCCGCAAGGATTCTGGCAAAAGCCATGCTCGCCGGGCAGATTGACGATAACCGCCAGCCCGCATCCGGCTGGGCCAACCCAGAAGAAAGGGCCGCAGCCCGCGAGGCGTACGCGCGGAAGGGCAAGACGCCGGCCGAAGTGAAGGATCGGTGGGACAAGTCCGTCTACCTCATGGACCCCGCCACCTCCGACTACTACCAAAACCACCAGCGTGACGCTGACTTCCTGACGCACGTGGCGTCGGTTCCGAAAGACGCCCCATTCCCGTACCACTACGGCATGGGCGCCTCTGGCCCACAAACGCCTCCCAAGCTGGCCGACGCTCTCGAGTATTGGGATCGCAGCAACATGAACCCGCTGTGGCGGGATTCGTGGTTGCAGGCGAACTACCAGAATCAGTCCGGTGCGGGGAATGCCGCGCTAAACGCCGCATCGAACCCAGACGTTCCAGCCGGAAACTACCTGAACTTCTCGGAGGTGGTGCCGGATTTCCTCCGCATGCAGGCCAGCGGCGAGACTGACTCCGCAGGGCAATCGTGGGAGGCGGCTGCCGGCAAGCGGACTGCGCTGAACAGGTACAGGCCGCTGTCTCCGTCGATGATTCTCGACCTTCCTGGCGGCGCCTCGCCCAGTGACGTGCGCCAGCGCGTGCTTGCGTTGCGCGACGAGCTGCGGCAGGCCGAGCTTCCCAACCCCGACCAGCGCTGGAAGCAGTGGTCGAAGCAGAACTTTGGAACGGAGTGGGCGCCGCCGAAGTGGGTGTCGACCGGCCTGGACATGGTCTTCAGTCAAGCCGATCCGAGCGCCTTGATTCCTGGCATGGGGCCGGCGTGGAAGGCGGCTGGCGCAGGAGCCAGCGCCACGAAGGCCGCCATGACTGGGGCCAAGATCGCCGGCAAGGGATGGGTGGCGCCTGTCGTGAAGAACGCCGTCGTGCCGGTTGCGAAGGACGCGGCTTGGGACCAGGGCGCCGAGCAGGTCGTCGGGCAGACGCTCGTGCATACGGCTGGCGGGCCACAGGACGGCGAGGCGAAGTCGCCTGACGAGATTGCGGCCGCCAACAGGGCGCGATCCGCCATCTACGACAGAACCGTGAATGACGGGGCTATCAAGAGCGCCGACGACGACGCATTCTTGCGGTTGCAGAAGGACGGGCTTCTGGGTGCCCACGACCAAGTGCGCGCGATGAACGCATTCGGTCGCTGACGCTCTGCCTGTGTCCCGCTAGGCCAAGAACCCATAGGGAATGAACCCATGTCGGAAGATTCCGCCGTTATTGAGAGCGATGCAATCGTAGACAGCGCTCCCGAGTCCACCTCCACGCCGGAAGCGAGTGCCCCCAGTGCCCCTTCGACGCCGGAAGCTGCACCTGCGGCGACTCCTGCACCGGCTCAGCAGACGGTGTGGGACGCCTTCCGCTCTCTCCCTGACTTCAAAGGGCAGGACGACGTGGCGATTGCACGTCGCCTCTACTCCTCGATGGAGCGTGAGAAAGCAGCAACTGAAGCTCTTGCCCAATACCAGCAGTACATCCCCTACGCCCAACAGTACCTCCAAAACCGAGAACCCTTCGAGCGATGGCTCTCCTCCCAGCGAGAGCAGCCCGCCGCCCAGCAGCAGGTCGAGAAGACCACCGCAGCGGAGGCGGTGCGCAAGTGGTGGAACCCGCCGGAAGTCCGCGAGTCGTACAAGCAGTATCTCGTGAGGGACGAGAACGGCCGGGAAGTCATCTCGCCCGACGCTCCGCTCGACGCCAAGCACTCCCTGTACGAGTACCAGAAGTACAAGGCCGACTTCGCCCAGAAGTTCCTCACCAATCCTGAGGAAGCGCTGGGGCCGATGATTCAGGAGATTGCCCAGCAGCAGGCCCAGCAGATCGTGCAGACGCAGTTCCAGCAGGTGCAGGAACAGCAGTTCGTCTCGTCGCTCGAGGAGCAGAACCGCGATTGGCTGTACGAGGCCGATGGCAAGACGCCCACTGAGGAGGGCAAGGCCATCGAGTCGTACATCAACGAGGCCGCCAGCTTGGGCATTCAGAGCCCTGAGGCGCGATGGGAATACGCCACGATGAAAGTGGAATTGGAGCTGCACAACAAGGTGCGTGCGATGAACGCACAGAAGGCCCAGCGCAGTGCGTTTGAGGCTGGATTACCGCAGCAAAACGCACCTGCGCCTGTCGCTCCTGCTGCGCCTTCTGCGCCTCCTGCTGCATCTCCGGATGCACCAAGTCAGGCTCAGAAAGACATAGAGTTTCTTAGAAGGGAAGCCTCTCGCAATCCGAGCAGGAGCGCGGGAACCAGCGACCCTCGAACACCACAGGCACCGATGACTTTTGAGCAGCGTCTCGCGAAGCAGCTTCAGCGAGACGGCATCTCTTCCTGAAAGGGTAAAGCGACATGGCTTCGAGCGTTGACTGGGCGCGTTCTATTGGCACGACCCTGACCCTGCATCTGAAGGAAGAGGAACAAACCACCTTCCGGAAGTACAAGGTGTTCGCGGCCCTCCAGGCGAACGGCAACGTCGCCATGAATCAAGGAGGTAGGGGCTTCGACTGGCAGGTGCGCTATCGCGACATCCCTGTGTCCTCGTACACGGGTGAGTCGCCTCGAGTCTTCGCTCGGCATGCCCTCTGGCAGAGAGCCTACCTGCCCTATCGTGGCTACAGCGTGACGGATCAGATCACAAAGCGTGAGATGCTCGAGAATCGCGGTCAGGCGCAGCTCATCGACGTCGCCGGGAAGATGGCGAACCGGCTCCGCGAGTCGATGGAGTCGCACCTCAGCAAGGAAGTGTTCATCGACGGCTATGCCAGCGGCAACGACAACCGCTGGATGGGCCTGGAGTCGATGTTCGCCGTGAACGGCACGGTCAACGTCGCCAACGGCTCGCAGCGTGCGGCCAATGCGGCTGACCCGTTCGGCTTCCCCGCCGACGAGTACGCCGGCCTGAAGACCGGGCTCGGCCAGTACGCTGGCTCGCAGCTGTCTGCGGGCTCGTGGCCCCGAGTGCCGGCCGATCCGGAGTACGACTTTTGGTCGCCCCTGGTCTGCAATTACACCAGCACCTACTTCGGCGGCGCTACGGCGACGTGGAAGGATCAGTGCATCGAGGCGATCCGCGAGTCGGTCAACCACGCGAAGCGGAACGACACTCGCGAGAACCAGATCGACATGATCCTTCTGGATCGGTCGATGTACATCCAGTTCCTCAACCGGCTGGATGCTCGTGAGCGTGCCATCGTGTCGAAGACCAACGGCCTGAAGTCCTACGGCTTCGGGGACGTGGTCGAAATCGACGGCATCGAAACCGCGAGCGACTATGCCGTGCCGGCCGGTGTGGGGTACGCCCTGTCCATCGGCAACATGGAGATGAAGGTGATGACCGGGCAGCTGATGGAAGCGGAGGGTCCGTTCTACAACGAGGAGCTATCCGCGTACCGCTACGCCGTGTCGGTCCTTGCCAACATCAAGATGAAGTCGCCTCGCAACTTCGTGAAGTTCGCCGCCCTCGCCTGACCCAGAAGGAGTTTCCTAGCAGATGAGTACGTTGACTGCTGATCCCGGTTTCGCTCGCGGCCAGACGCTCGGCATTACGATGCCGGCGTATGAGGCCGACGTCGGTGACGGCTCGAACGTCGTGGGCACCCGCAAGGTGTTTCGTGACGAAGACCCGAAGACCGGCGCCCTCAAGAGCAATCGGACGGTCGAGTGCATCGCCGTGAAGAACACGAGCGGCTCTGCCCTCCTTCCCGGTGCGGTTGCCAAGTTCAAGGACTCGGCGATCCTGTCGGAGGTGGACGGTCTGGCGGTGGCGGCTACTACGCTCATGGGCGTGGTGGACGAGTACCTCCCGGCTGCGGGCGTGCCGAACGGCGAAGTGTTCTGGCTCGTGGTGCGTGGTCCCTCGACGGTGACGAAGACTGCCACCAGCGTTGCTGCCGGTGCGGCCTACGGCCCGTCGGCTACGGCTGGCTCGGCTGCTGCGCAGGGCGCCAACGCCCAGCTCGGCTTCGCCATCGAGACGAGCGCCACGACCTCCGGCCGGATTCTCGTCCGCACGAACGCTGGCTTCTGATTCTCGTCATCAACGTCGCGACGTTTGGCCGCAGGAGGGATGGGACGCCCCCCTGCGGCCTTTCTTTTGGACTCGGGGCTTTCTTCTATGCCGCTCCCAAACCAACCTAGCCCGATGAGCCAGTTCGATCAGCCTGACCGGCAGGCGATCATGGCGCAGCTCCACAAGGCCGGCCTGCTCGACTTCCCGGAGCTTGAGGACTTGAAGGTGAAGCGGGAGGTCGGCGCCGGCAGCGTACCAACCTCGAAGGACGGCATGGCTCCGATGATTACCTCTGTACCGCAGGCAGATCGATGAGCGAAAGAATTAGGCTTCTACAGTCATTGCTCAACAGGCCGGATTTTGACCGCGAGCGATTCTATCGCGGCCTTCACGCCGAACCGCCAGCGGGCGAGCCGGCCATGCCGCCAGCGTCCGACTACGACGCCATGCGGCAGATGCACGAGCTGCAACAGTTCTATGCACGACATGGCATGCGTGGCCTGTATCACCGTGATCAAGACGGCGGGGATCACGTCGGCAAAAAGCCGCACGTAATGCCAACGCTCATCCTGAGAAAACTGCAAAGCGAAGGCGACCCTTACATCCCCGAGACTCCGGCAGACAGGTGACGCATGGCAGTGCCAGGACGATCCGCCCTTGCTGTGCCCGGCGGCCCGGCCGCTGCGATTGCGGCTCGTGCCGCGCCCCTCTAGACGCAGATGTGTGGTGAGCCATGAGCGACAAGACCTGCACCGACTGCGGCGAAGACTTCCCCCTCACTCGGGACCACTTCCGGGTCAAGAAGGACGGGTCGTTCGACGCTCGGTGCGTGGTCTGTCGCGCAAAGGTGAACAGGGGCAAGAAGCGCAAGCAGAAGGCCACTGACATGAAGGCCATCGAAGAGGGCGCCCTCAGTGCCTTCACGAAGGCTGCTGGTCGTGGAGGGGAGAACATCCCGCACTCCAGCGAACTGCTTGAGCGGCTGATGGAATACTTCGGCGGGTCCAGCGGGTTCGCCGCGATGATGGTGAAGCAGTACTTCGACGCACCTCCAGGCGGCTCGCACCGCACCAAGCTACTGGAGGGCATCGTGCGGCTCGTCACGAAGAACACTGAGCTTGGCGGCGCCAAGAAGCCACTCACCCAGTGGTCGGACGAAGAGCTTGAGAGCGAACTCGATCAGCGGCTGGGCCGCATTGCCATGAGCATTCAGGGAGGATTCCTCAATGTCCAAGTCGCGCCGGAAACCCCCGCAGATTTCGCCGCTGCCGTCCGTCAAGCGATTGGGGGCGTTCCAGCAGAGCGAGCTGAAGGAGATGCAGGCGGAGCTGGCGAGCCGCCGGATCGAAGCCTTGAAGCTCTACCGGCCGACTCCGCAGCAGGAGGAGATTCACAAGTGCAAGGCGAGTGAGATTCTCGTACTGGGCGGCAACCGCTCAGGCAAGTCGCTCTGCACGTTCGTCGAGGATGCCCGTGCCGTCTGCGGGAAAGACCCGTACGGCAAGTACCCAGAGAAGGACGGCATCCTGGCGATTGTCGGCAAGGACTGGAAGCACATCGGCCTTGTCGTCTACCCCATGCTGTTCATGGCGGGTGCGTTCAAGATCATCAAGGACGAGCAGACCGGCGAGTGGCGGGCCTACAACCCGCTGACTGATTCGGCGCGAGAGAAGGAGGCCAAGCCAGCGCCTCCGCTGATTCCGCCTCGCATGGTGGCGAAGAAGTCGTGGATTTTGAAATCAGCGCGGTACATCCAGTCCTGCACGCTGACGAACGGCTGGCAGATTTACTTCTTCTCGTCTGAGGGAGAGCCTCCGCAGGGCTGGCAGGCGAACAGGGTCCACATCGACGAGGACGTAAACAACGGCGATGCGTGGGTTCCTGAGATGCAGGCTCGTCTCTCCGACCGTCGCGGTGTGCTGTCTTGGTCGGCTATGCCGCACTCCCGGAATGACTCGCTTCAGTCGCTGGCAGAGCGGGCCGACAAGCTTGTCGAGCAAGGGGTCGAGAACCCGGCCATCGTCAAGTTCCAGCTGCGCTTTCTCGACAACCCCCATATCCCGTCCGATGAGAAGACCAAGCGCATCGAGGCGTGGGCTGCGCTGGGCGAGGACGTCTTGCGGATGCGCAGCGAGGGCGAGTTCATCAGCGACTCGATCCTCTGCTACCCCACGTTCGCCATGCACATTCATGGCTACGAGCGCACGGAGCTAGAGAACCTCACCGTGCCGCCCGACTGGTGCCGGTACGCGGCCATCGACCCTGGACACGCCGTGACGTCGGTGCTGTTTGCTGCCGTTCCGCCAGACGAGTCGATGCTCTTGATCTACGACCAGCTCTATATCCGCAACTGCAACGCCATCATCTTCGGGGAGAAGATGCGCGAGAAGTGCATGGGGCAGAACTTCCACGCCTTCCTCATCGACATGCACGGCGGCCGCCTCCGGGAAATCGGGTCAGGCCGCCTGCCGGTCGAGCTGTACACGGAGGAGCTGAAGAAGCAGGGCGTGTCGAGCCAGACCACCGGGCACAGTTTTATTGCTGGCTGTGATGACATTCAGGCCCGCATGTCGGCCGTCCGCAACTACCTGCACATTCGCCCTGAGGGCAAGCCGACGCTGCGGGTGCTGCGGAGCGCCTGCCCCGACCTCGAGCGGGAAATGAAGCGCTACAAGCACAAGACCCAGCTGGTTGCCGGAACCTACGTGGTGACGGACCAGCCGAACACTCGGGGCGAAGTCCACGCCTGCCAGTGTCTTGAGTATTTGTGTGCCTATCGACCTCGATACCACAAGCCTAAGGTGGATGCCGGTCCCGAACCCTGGTACGTCGACTGGATGCGGAAGCGCAAGAAGCGCATGGCCGCAGAGGCCGACGACTTCATCTTCTTAGGCCCACAGTCAGGAGCAAAATATGGAAGCCGAATCCTTTAGCCCGCCGACGGTCAGGATTGGCGACAGCGTGTACTGGTATCACGACCCGCTCACCTGCGCCGAGCCGGTGCTTGGGTGGATCGTGCAGCGGCCGGGCATCAACACGGTCTGCGTGCTGACGTTCAGTCCGCTCTCCGGCTTTCAGGAGAAGCCCTCCGTCCGGCACCGCGACGATCCCGGTCTTCAGGAAAACCCCGACTGGCGGCAGTGGGGATGCTGGGAGTTCTCTCCGCAGACCGCACAGCTCAAGAAGCTCGACGGCTTGATGTCTCAGATCGCCAACCTGACGGAACAGGTTGCCCTTGCAAGGAAGCAAAACGGTGGAACCAAGAACGGGTGAGGATGCCCTGCGCTCGATTGCGCAAGGGTGGATCAAGAAGATCGAGCTGTCGCTGAAGCACAAGCGCCCCTTCACGGAAGACGCGAAGGAGGCGATGTGCTTCTTCGACGGTCCTCACAACTGGTTCTGGCGTGACACGTACGCCCGGCACGAGTACGGCTACAACCGCACGATTGCGCCCCCCGCCTTTCGTATGCAGTGCAACCGTGTTTTCGAGGCCGTGAAGCTGTTCGGCAGCGTCATCTACCACCGCAATCCGGTGCGTACGGTCACGCCGGCCCGCTACCCGTTCGTCACGCCAGAGGTGGTTGGCGCCATGGACGACGCCAGCATGATGGCGTACCAGCAGGCTGCCCAAGAGACGATGCGCCTGTCGGAGGTGCGCAAGGTGGCGGCCCTGCTGATGGAGCGATACTTGAACTACACCCCCAACGAGCTTGACCTCAAGACGCACAGTCGCCGCGTCGTGGACGAGGCCATCATCAAGGGGATGGGCGTGTGGTGGACGGAGCTTGTCCAGCTTCCCGGCACCAACATGGCGCTCGTGGGGTCGTTCGCGGACAGCGTCGACAACTTTACGATGGACCCGGACGCCACCGAGATCGAGGACATTACGTGGTGCGCCCGCCGCTGCACGCACCCGATCGACGTCGTGGCTCGTCAGTACGGCCTCGACCGGGAGCAGCTCAAGGGCCACCTCGAAGGCGTCAAGCCGATTGACGGCGATGCCGAGTCGCAGATTTTCAGCGACGACGACGCTCCCTACAAGGGGCGCCGTGTCGGCAAGAGTAATGAGCTGGTGACCTACTGGAAGATTTGGAGCAAGACGGGGCTGGGCGACCGACTCAAGGACATGCCCAAAGACCTCGTCGGCGCCTTCGACGGGCTGGGCGACAACTGCTACGTCGTGGTGTGCGAGGGCGTGAATTTCCCCCTCAACATGCCGCCGTCGATGCTGGAGGCTCCCGTCGAGGAGTCGGCTGGCGTGCCGCCGGACCTGTTCCGTGCGGTGCAGTGGCCGATCCCGTTCTGGGCAGAGGCGAATGGCTGGCCGTTCGTGCCGCTCGACTTCCACCGGAAGCCCGGCTACATCTGGCCCATCTCGCACATCAAGCCCGGCATTGGCGAGCTTCGGTTCATCAACTTCGCGCTGTCGTTCATCGCCCAGCGCGTTGCCGTCAGCTGCGAGACGCTGCTTGGCGTCAGCAAGGCTGCGGACCAAGACATCAAGGATCAAATCCTTGCTGGCTCGGAAAAGGGATTCAAGGTCGTCGAGATCAGCGAAACGCTCGGCCGCAGCGTGAACGACCTCATCTCGGTCTTCCAGATGCCGGAGGTTTCTCCGGAGTTGTGGAAGATTTTGGAGGCCGTGACGGCGATGTTCGACAAGCGGGTCGGCCTGACCGAACTCGCCTACGCTATGACCTCCAGCCAGATACGGAGTGCCACAGAGGCGACCGTGAAGGCGGAGCAGCTGTCGGTGCGCCCAGACGACATGGCGAACCGGCTAGAAGACTCTATGAGTCTGCTGGCTCGCAGGGAGGCGTTTGCGGCCCGGTGGCTCTTGGAGCCGCAGGATGTCGAGCCGGTCATCGGGCCGCTTGGTGCCGCCGCATGGGCGCAGCACGTCAAGCCGCTGGACCCGGCGGTCCTGGCTCGGGAGTTCGAGTACCGCATCGAGGCCGGCTCGGCCCGCAAGCCGAACAAGGCGACCCGTGTCGAGCAGATGCAGGCCGCCCTCCAGACGCTTGGGCCGATCCTGCAAGGGCTGGTGCCGATGGGAGTCGTAGACCCGCTGAACGCCCTCATCACCGACTGGGCCGACAGCCTCGACATCGACGCCAAGCCGTACCTCATTCCACCCCCTCCGGCGCCGCCTGCGCCTGACCCATCCCAGCAGCCGCCCGCAGGCCCGGAGGGGGTGGGTGGGGGTTCTGAGGCTCCGCTGCCTCCAGAAGCCCCGCCGGCCGACATTCCGCAGGTGCCGCCAGAAATGCAGCCGTGACGGGACACAAACCTATGGGTGCCATGAGCGACGCTATCGACCTGCCGCCGGACATTGCCAACGCCTCGCACGAGGTGCGGTCGCACTACGTCCGCATGGTGCAGGACGGCCAGAGCCCCCGCTTTGCCGAGATGTGCGCTCTCCAGGCTCCTCCCGGCACGCGAGGCACAGATCGGGCCTTCATGCAGGGCCGCATGGCTGGCGAGTGGCTAAACGCTCTGCCAAAGAAGCAGGCGGCTTGGCTTATCAAGCAGGCGGAAGCAGCCGGGATCAGCACGACCGGCAAGTTCTACATGGGCGGAATCGCGGACAAGCGGGGCCACCTCGACCCAGAGGCGTGGGTGGATTCGACCGCCGACATTCTCAAGGTGGCGAAGAAGCGCGACCTCGAAGTTCACGGAATCGTGGACTACGTGCCGCCCGAGAAAGGCCCACCGAAAGAGGTCGACATCAACCCCCGCATCCTTCGTGAGCATGTCCGCAAGGAGATGAAAGCCAACCCGAAGCTCAAGCGCGGAGAGGCGATCGAGAAGGTGAAGGACCGCATTGTGCCCCACTGGAAAAGGAAGAAGTGATGCCGAACAAGATCGAACGCCTGAACTCGATTGCCGGGCCAATCACGGTCACGGCCTCTGCTGCAACTAGCCCCAAGATTCCGTTCGGCCCTGCCGGCGGTGGCGTCATCATCGTGGACTCGCTGGCTGGGGGCGCAACCACGCTGGCGTGGCACGTCGCCTTCGGTCCCGACCTTGAGGCTCGCCCGCTCTTCGACGGCACGACCGCTGTCACGACCAGCGTGACGGCTGGCCGAGCCTACGCCATTCCGGATGCGGCCTTTGCGGCTCCGTACATCGTGGCCGTTGCCAATGCCGGCACTGCTTCCATTCGCATCAGCGTGAAGGGCTAGATCACACATGGCGCTCGTCAGGATTCAGGTTCGTCGCGATCCGGCCGCCACATGGGCGGCAGCCAACCCGGTCCTCGCAGCTGGCGAGCCGGGCCTCGAGACGGATACTGGCAAGATCAAGTACGGCGACGGCGTTCGCGCCTGGAACTCGCTGCCGTACTCGTCGGGCGTCAGCTTGGGCAGCAGCGTTCCGCCGGCGGCAGGGACGGCTGCGGCTGGGACGAGCCAGGACGCTGCGCGAGCGGATCACTCGCATGCCCTGCCGACGAACCTTCAGGCCCAGACGATCCAGGCTTCCGGCAGTGCCTCTGTCGGCGGCACGCTGACCGTCACCGGGCAGCTTATTGGTGGCACGCACCGGCACAACGCTGCCGACATCAACGACCTTACGGCCGCCGTTTTCTCTCGCATCGTCTCGTCCATCAAGGCCGGAGCGAACATCCAGGCGGAGGTCGACAGTGCAGCGCAGACGATCACGCTCAGCAGCACGTCCGCAGGCTCTGCACCACTGGTAATCACGCAGAATCCGATCGACTACGCAGCGACGAGCGGAACGGCCACCTTCTCTGCCACAGCCATCGGAGGCCGAGACACGCTTACCTACGAGTGGCAGGTATCCACAGACGGCGGCAACACGTGGGCCGCAGTTCCTGGCGCCAGCGGCTCTACACTCGTGCTTTCTGGCGTCACCGGCGCGATGAGCGGCAATCGCTATCGCCTTCAAGTGTCGTCGGGCACTGAGGTGGTGGTTTCAGCGCATGCCGTCCTGACTGCCGGCGGAGTGACCATTACCGCGCAGCCCCCCGACTCGACGGTCGACGTTGGCGGCACTGTCCGGTTGGCGGTGGCCGCATCGGCAGGGTCGACGGCCATCTCCTACCAGTGGCAGCAGTACAACGCGACATCCGACTCGTGGGCCGACGTCCCAGAGGCCGACCTGCCCGTGTATTCGTTCATTGCCGCCGCCGCTACAGGCTCCTCTGGTAATCAGTATCGCGCCGTCGTGAGGGCGGCGGGCCAGACGGTCGAGTCTCGCACTGCCGTCGTTGTGGTTCGCCCGGCGGCCGTATCGTTTCCGGTGCAGCCAGAGAGCACCACAGACGTTGCCGGCGCCGCCACGTTTGCCGCCGACGTTGTGGGTGGCACTGATCCGCTGGTACTGCGGTGGCAGAGGCTCGGTGGCGGCTCGTCTGCGTGGAGCAGCTCCAGTGTGTTTGAGGACATACCGGACGGGGCGTCTGGCGTGAGCGGCCAGGCCGCAGAGACGTTGTTGCTGACAAGCCAGACTGCGTCGCAGCATCTGCGCCGCTATCGCCTAAAGGTGACGGACGCAGACTCCCGCGTCGCCTACAGCGCAGAGGCCACGCTTCGCACGCTGTCTTTGGAGATAACCGCACACCCGGAGGACGTTTCAGCAACTTCTGGCGACACGCTGTCGGCATCCGCCTTCTCCGTGACAGCATCGGCCGACGGGGGCGTCACGTACCAGTGGCAGAAGTCAGTCAATAACGGCACGACTTGGTCGAACATCGCCGGAGCCACGTCTGCGACATACGGCGGATTTGCCGTCACGTTCCTCGACGACGGCGCGTTGTTTCGGTGCGCCGTGACTGGCGACGGCCAGACGCTGAACAGCGAGTCGGCCTCGCTGGCTGTAGCCGCGCCTGCGCTTACGATCACCACGCAACCCCAGAACGTCACCGCCACAGGATCGACCGCCACCTTCTCCTTCGGCCACTCCGGCGGCCCGTCAGTTACGCCTCAGGTGTACTGGGAGTCGCGAACGGCCTCTACCGGGTGGGTGCGCATCCCTGGAGCCACCACCACAACGCTCGCCGTTTCCGGCATCACGCCAGAAAACAACGGAACCGCATATCGTGGCGTCGTGCAGCGAGGCTCCGCCACCGCGTTCACCGACGCGGTCACGCTGACCGCTCCAGGCGCAATCATTTTCTTGCAGCCGCAAGACGCGACGGCAGCGTCCGGTAACGCCAGCTTCAGCGTGGACTTTACGTCCGTCGCTTGCTCTGCGCCGACAATTACGTGGCAGCTGCGCACCTCGCCAAGCGGCTCATGGTCTGCCGTTGCCGGCGCCGGGAGCGTCAAGACGCTTGAGATCGGAGGGCTGACGACATCGTTCAGCGGCTACCAATACCGCGCACTCGTGGCGTGCGGCGGAAGAGAGGTTGCGTCGAATCCAGCCACGCTCACGGTCCCAGTGCCTCCGGTCGTTATCACAACTCAGCCAAGCGACGCCACTGCCGCTCTGGCGCAGGCGACGTTTACGTTTGCCTTCTCCGGCGGCGACGGCTCTGCGCCCAGCATCGTGTGGGAGCGGGCGCTTCCAGGCGGCGCGTTTGCCGTCGTGCCCGGCGCCACTACGAACACGCTGGCGGTCAACGGCATAACGACATCCATGTCTGGCGCACAGTATCGTGCGACCGTGACTATCGGCTCTCAGTCCGCCACGACCCGCTCCGCAGTGCTGACCGTCGGCGGCGCCACGATCACGCTTCACCCCGTAGACGCCATTGCGGTCGATAGGGCCGCGACGTTCACCTTCGACTTCTCGTCGTCGTGCTCGTCGCCCTCAATTCAGTGGGAGAGCAAGCCGCCGACGTTCACCGTGTGGTCGCCGGTGCTCGGGGCCACTTCGCGCACCCTGTCTCTTACTAACCTGCTGCCGTCCGATTCCAACCGCCAATATCGTGCCGCCGTTGAGTGCGGCGGATCGGTTTCGTACTCCAGCGCTGCCACGCTGACCGTTCCGTCCTACGAGTTTTTTATCACCCAGCCCGGCTCTCAGAGCGTCAATGCCGGCGACACCGTGACGTTCTCGTACCAGGGCATGTTCAATGTCCCGGATTACCAAGCGCGCTGGCAGATGCGGCGGATCGGCGGCGGCTGGTCTAATGTGGCTCGCGGTCAGTCCTACACCTTCAAAGCCAACGCTCGCGCGCACCACAACACCGAGTGGCGAGTGCAGGTTGCCACTCCTGGCGGCGTGCTGTTTAGTGCTGTAGCGAGGCTGACCGTTGGTAAGCTGACTTCGACCAAGCCAGTGGCGCTCGCCGGAACATCCGATCTCGTCGGCATCGCCTATGCGAAGGGTGCGTTCGTGGCGTTAGCATCTGACCAGACGGCCATCATTCGCCGATCCACAGACGGTGGCGACACGTGGCAGACGCACTGGCTTCCCGAGTCTCGCTACTGGGACGGCGTTACTGCCAGCCAGAACGGAGCGCTGTTCGCGTACGGCAGCGGCGAGAGCGGAACCGTCAACGCCGACTTTTCTCCACAAACCAACCCCAACACGCCGTTCAACTGGACGCCGACGTGGAGGGACGATCCCGACTCCCGCGTTGGCCCGAAGCGGACGGCCACTGTGGCGCGGAGCCTGGACGGCGGTAGGACGTGGGCAAAGCTCCAGCTTCCATTCTTCGCAGGCAACTGCCTGCGGATGTGGGGAACGAATTACAACAACGCGGTCGTGGCGTTCTTTTTCTCCGAGAGCCTGACGGGACGGCGCAGCCGAGAGCACTGGTGGTTTGGGTCGCGCGCCGGAGCCGGCGGTGGGCGGCGTCGCAACGGACGGCTGAAGATGGCCGTGACGCTCAATGATGGCGCCTCGTGGAGCGTCTTTGATTGGCCGCTGCCCCCGCAGGGTGGCGCCGTGTATCCACCTCCGCGCGCCCTTGTTCCAAAGCAGGTCGCCATCAGCCCGTCTGGGGTCATGGTGGTCGCCACTCGCGTGACAGACTTTGGCGCAGACAAGGAATACCCTGGCCTGCTGTTGACGAGAAACATAGCGGCAAGCGGCTGGGGCACGCCCACGACCGCATCGACGGCCACTATTAGGATTGCCACTAGTAACGGCAACTCAGCGCGCACCATCGCGACTGGCCTCCTTCGCACCGGCGGCGTGGTGGGCGACCTGACATACAGCCGCTCTCCGTCGCTGGCGGAAGGATTCAATGTGGGCCGCGCAATCACCAACCACGACGCCAATTCGGTCGAGTGGGTTCCCGGCGCCGGATTCATTGCTGCGCATGACAGGTATCGCGTGGCAATGATTTCTCAGGACGGAAACCTGTGGGGGGCCGTGCCGACCGAGCGCATCTTAGGCGAAGTGCCGCTGCACGTCGTGGGCAACGCGCTGTACGGCATCGACACGACGCTTCCCAATTACGAATGGGTGACGACAGCCACGTCTGAGTCGTATCCCGACTTCGTCAACATGAATCTTGGCATCACGACCATCACGGACACGGTGAACTGCTGGGCGCACAGCCCGTCCGAGATCATGCTTCTTGAGACTGGTGGGTCGATTACGTGGATTCCTCGCGACGACGCTCCGAGCGCCAATCCCGGCGAGCTGGCCGACCCTGACTCGCCAGACGACCTCACCGTCGAATCTCGCTCACAGTCCGCAGTCCTCTCTTGGACGCCGTCGCCGAGCGCGACCGCAAACCCACCGCAGCGATACGACGTGGAGTACACATCCGACGATGGCAGGACGTGGACGACGCACACCGCTCCGGCCAGCACAGCTACTTCGCGCACGGTGTCGGGCTTGACGCGCGGCACGACGTACTACTTCAGGGTGGCGGCAGTGTTTTCGTCTGGGACAAAGGCGTACTCCGCGTGGAGCCCACCAGTCACGCCTGCCGCCTCGCCGCCTGGAGCGCCGGCGTGGGTTCGCGCCATGTGGAGCCAAGTGGCGCTGCCGGGCAATCCGCGAAGGATACTTGTCTCGTGGGGAGCGCCTACGGACGACGGAGGCGCTCCCATCACCTCGTACATCGTCCAGACGTCGGACGGCTTGGCCACCCTCGCCAACCATATTAACTTGACGCGGCTCACGGCGTTTATCGACCCCGCGCTTCTGCGCAGCCGTCCCGGCGGAGCCAACGCGGCGACGTTCCGCGTGCTCGCGGTCAATTCGGCAGGCATTAGCGCTGCAAGCCCCACGTCCGGTGTAGCCAGCTAGGCATGGAGGCGGTTGGTGTACTACGCAGCTCAAGACATCGTCGAGTACCTCATGAACTCCGTAGGCGGAGGCTCGCAGGACAGCGAGCATCGCCTGCTGCGTTCGGCGGCGCACCATGCGTACCGCGACTTGATGCACTGCCGTGAGTGGCACTGGCTCTCGTCGGAGGCTCCGCTTCCGGCGGCCGTCTCCGGCACCAACGGCAAGGAGTACGTACTTCCTGCGAACGTGAAGACTGTGGACGGGCTCATCACGCCCGACCGCACGACGGCCGTGTCGTACATCACGCCGCGAGAATGGCGCATCCTCGAGTCCGAGAGCCTCGCCCCTGGCTCCGCCGTCTACTGGACTGTCGTACCGGACCCAACCAAGCCCGACAGGTGGAGGCTCAAGATCGCCGGCAATCCAACTCCGATTGAGAGCGGCAAGACGTACTACATCACCTTCCGGCGCAAGCCGCTGCCCCTGAAGTACATGGGGTTCGAGGAAATCTGTCGCAACGGAACTCTGGACGCCACTTCAGCGCCTGGCGCCGTCAAGCGGTATGGCACAGCTACGCATCATCCTGAGGGGCCGTCTGGAATCTACCCGTACACGGCCGAAGAGGTGCTCGGCGTAGCCGGAAGCTTGATCGGCACGCCGCCGGCTGGCGCACGCACCGTCGTCAGCGATCGACTCGACGTCTCGGAGAGCATGTTCACGGCACTGCTTTCTGGGGCGGAGGTGTGGCTGGCAAAGATGCTCGGCAAGAACGTGGAGGGCGCATTGGCGGTCTACAATCGCGACCTGCGCATGGCATTCGAGGCCGACTCCCCCGCCCCGATCGCCGGCCGCCGAGAAGGCATTGGGCGTTATCCGGAGGTGGATGCTGTCTCGTGGGGAACGCCGCGAGCAATGGGGTACTACTCGCCCAGCCAGCCCGACACGGGGGTCTAAGCGATGCGCGCAGACTCGTGGGCTGGGCTTGTCACCAACGCAAGTCCGTTTGCACTGCCTCCCGGCGCTGCTGTCGAGCAGGTCAACCTGAACTGCTCCATTCCGGGACAGCTTCAGTCTCGCGGAGGCATGCGGCCGCTTGCTGTCTCGCCAGAGGACAGGTCGTCCATCGTCCACTGCCACGCCGTGCAGCTTCCTTCAGGAACAGCTGTCATAGCGCAGCGGGTAGACGGAACGGTGATTGTGCTCGGTGGCATTGCGCCGGCCGCAGCTCCTTCCGTCGGATTTGAGCCGCAGCTGTCCGTCGCGTCAGGGCAGATTGCCACCTCGTACACGCACCGCTACGCCGACGGGAGGTACGGAGCCGCCCAAGACGCGCCAGAGCCGCAGCCCCGAAACCCGCTTGTCGAGGCGCTGGATGGCGGCGAGTCCGACACTGCTGAGTGGCCGTTCGTCGTCGATTCGGTTGCCGGGTGCCCGGTCAGCGGCAAGCTGTCTGTTGTTGATGGCGGTGTGGCTCGTGACGACGAGCTGCCACCCGACGTTCGCGAGTCGGAGCTGTGCGAAACATGAGCGTAGGTTCCTTCTCTCCGGATCGGCCCATCTCGTGCGCTCAGGGGCGCTACGGAGAAGTCATTGTCGTTCAGGGCGGAGGCAAGAAGCCGATCCGCATTGACGGCACGACGTCCAGGCTGGCGGGGCTTATCGCTCCGGAGGCAGCCCCTGAGATTTCCACCATCTCGCCGGTGGCGTACTACATCGCCCGCGTGGACGTGACGCGGCCTGGAGCCGTGTACTACTCAGCCCCCACCGTGACGTTCGAGCAGGCGTCCAGCGGGTTCAACGACCTAGTTCTCTTGCCGCCAGGAGCAACGCCTCCCGAGTTTCGCGCCGCAAAGGCGGCCGCGTACCTCAACCAGTCTGGCGTTTCCGAGATCGTCGTCAGCGATGGCGGCAAGGGATACGCCGCTCCGCCCAACGGGGTGCTCGGTGACTCGCACGGCAAGGGGGCCGTCCTAACTCCGATCACGACCGGGCCGTCCGTCACCGACCCAGCCAACAACCCATACACCGGCATCACGCAGTGGGAGGTCGTGTCGCAGCCAGCTGACACGAGCAGCGCCGCAGCGTGCGGTGGCGGAAACGAGCCGCGATTTGCAGCCACGAACTGCGTTGGCGTCGACTTGCCGATCACGGGCGACGGCACGTTCACTGTGCATTCCACGTACGGGTACGTGAGGACGCGGATAGGAAACGGGGCTGTGTGCTGCGGGTTTTGCCCGCCCCCTCGCGAGCCGGACTACACGCGGACCATCACGTATCGTGTTACTGGGGCGTCCGGCGGGGCTGGTGCTGTACTGCGACTCGTGTGGAATGGGTCGACGTGGGTGCAGTCGTGTAGTGGCGGCGGCGAGACGCCCCCCTGGAGTCGCTGGGAGGGAGCCACTCAGGTCGAGGCCGCAAGCCCTCACAAGATCGGGGCCGGATACTCCGACGCACGCACAGTGCGCGTCGAGATCGACTCCATTGCTGGCGAGCAGGCCACCATCGTCATTGAAGGGTACACGGCCGGCAATCCAGCAAACACCGAGTCTCGAGGCTACAGCCTCACCGGCATCCGCATCGACAATGCCGGCTCTGGCTATGTCGTCGCGCCGCAAATCAAGATCACGAGCGCATCCGGCTTCGGAGCATACGCCACGTGCCGCGTTGCCGGCGGCCGCATCGTGGAGGTCACGCTAGAGAACGGAGGCGGTGGATACAAGACGCCCCCCAAGATCGAGGCAGTTGCCGGCGGTGCGGAGGCGTTCGCTGTTGCGCGACCGCACCTGCGCGGAAAGTATCAGTGCTACTACAGATACATCGACGACACGCCGGAATCCGCTGGCGGGCCTATTCCAAGCAGCCTTTCGCCAGTGCGTGAGGTGGATGCCGGCGAAGGAGTCGCTGGACTAGCATGGACCGTGCCGTCATTGACGCCCGGCGGACGAGCGACATCCGTCGAGCTGTGGCGAACGACCGGCAATCAAGCCACGACGCTCTACCGAGTGGCGACTCTCGCCGGCGGCCTGCACAGCGACACGTTGACAGACGATGAGCTGCGCGACCCGGATAGGGCTGGCTATGCCGCCATGCCCATCGTGCTGCCGAACGGCGGCATCAACGCCAACCGATTCACGCCGCCTCCCAGCGACAAGGCTGTGGTCGTGCGGTTTCAGGACCGCTTTTGGTACGGCGTGGACACGGGAGGAAAGCAGCCAAACACCGTCCTGTTTTCTGGCGTCGACGAGCCGGAGAGCGTGCCGGACATCAACGAGATCATCCTGCAACAAAACACAGTCGATGCGGATGCCATCTCGGCGCTCATTCCCTTTGGCCCCACCCTGCTTATCATGCAGGCCCGCCACGCCTATTCACTGTCGTTCTCGAAGCAGCCGGTGCTGGACGCTCAGGTGGTGCCAATCGCCCACAGAGGCGCCCTGAACCAGCGCTGCTGGGGCATCCACGACGGCGTGTGCTACGTGCTCGACCAGTACGGCATCTACGCCATCTCGCCGGGAGGCCGCGTCGAAGGGCTGTCGGAAGCAATCGAGGATATGTTCCGCAGCCGCATCGACTTTGGCAAGCGGACGTGGCCGTTCCTGACAATCGACCCAACGACCAATACGCTGCGGGCGTTTGTCGCATTGCGTGGCGATGGCTCGGACGGGTTCCCGACGGCGGCGCTCTGCTATTCGCTGGCGTCGAAGGCGTGGTGGATCGAGACTTACCCTTCCCGCATCCAGTGCGCAACGCAAGCGCTCCTGACGACTGGAGACTACAGGTGCGTCTTCGGCACGCCTGGAGGACTGTACACGCTCGACGACGGCCACCTTGACATGGCTCGCGGAGCCGTCGTGTCCGTCAAGATTACGAATCCCGGCTCTGGCTACACGTCGCCCCCAACCGTGACGGCACGAGGCGGGTCGTGCGCCAAATTCCAGGCCGTGTTGGATGGCGACGGGAAGATAAGGGCCATCTGGATTCTGTCTCCGGGATACGGATACGCAAGCGGCTCTCTCGTCGTCTCCGATCCGGAGTCTGATGGTGGCGTCACCGCTGTGGCGGAATACACGGCCACGACGAACTCCGCAGACACCCCGCTGCATCCGACCTACCGCTACAAGACGGGCTGCGCCGAGTACCCGTCTGACGCGCAGAACCCGAAGGCAGCGTCCGTGTCGTCGCGGAACATCAGCCTGCTTTACGCCCCGCAACGTCGGTCGTGCCCACTGTCGATGCGGCTCTACTACAACAACTCGCCCGCTCCGCGCCGGAACGTCGCAGCCCGAAACAGAGGCGTCGGCTTCACGGCCGATGTTGTGGATAGCGCAGCCCGCCTCGACATGGCGGCCAATACGCTCAAGCACGGCGAGGACACCGGCGTGGCGAGTGCCATGTTCGCCGGCCGCACTATCGACGACGTGGCCTCTGCCGACCGATACGTCGCCGTCGAGCTGGTTGGGGCACGCCGGAACACAGACCCGGTTGTGTTCTACAAACTTGACGTCATGGGGACCGCCGAATGAGCTTCAGCCTACAGGGCAGCCAGATTCGTGCGTCTCTCGTGGGGGCTGGCCTTCCGGCCGACGCGGCCACCACGATCGCCAACGTGCTCAGCAATGCCGTGCAGACGCTGCGTCACGCCGGCGACGTGGAGGTTGATCGCACGCCAAGCAACCTGCGGCTCGTCACGCCGGACGACCGCAAGCACTCACTGAAGAATCTCGACTTCCGGGCTGGCGACCCAGACCATCGCCAGACTCAGGCCAATGTGGCCGGCAGCGAGGGGAGGCGCGAGCCGGAGCCAGAGCCTGCCGTCCTTGTCGAGCGTTCGCCGCAACGCGACCAAGCGCCATTCCGCGTAGCTGGCGGTGCCTACACGGACACCAATGCGCAGGGCGACGCAGTGCGAGTGGACTTGCGCCTGCGTGGCAACGGCGACTGCGCCTTCATCGAGCCTCGCGCCAACACGCTGATCGGCAAAAGCCTTCGAGCAGAGGCAGGCGGTGGCGATGACGGCCGGCTCCGGTTCTTTATCGAGCAGACCGAGCGCGAGGCCATCTGGAAGCTCCAGCTCATCAACGTGCAGAAAGTGCGGGTCGTGAGCGACATCCAATACCAGCAGGGGCGCGGCCTTGTCGTGAGCTATCGAGACATCGAGACGTGGTCATACTCGAAGCCGTCCATCGAGGTGATCCCTGTGGTTAGCCAGCAGGTCATTTCCGGCGTCGTGCTCGGCGAGGACGGCATTGCCATCTCCAGCGCAGTAGTGGACGTGCTAGGGGCTGTCGCCGGGCCGGCCGGTCTAATCGAGACGGACGACTGCCCTGAGGAGCCACCAGCGTGAAGCTGGCAACGATAGGCGGAAAGCTGCTTAGGACGGCTGCGGGAGCGCTTGCAACCGCCTGCCGGTGCTGCGTACCGCCGCCGCCGCCGAAGTATTGGTGCTTCCCGGCCGGCCTTGATCCGTGCGGCAACCCGCTCTACGAGTGCCGCCAAGACGAGACAGGCGAAGGCGCGCATTCAGGGCCGTTCGAGTCATGCGAGGGGGCGTGCCCGCCTCCGCAGCCGTGCGAGTTTCCGTACTGGTGCTTCACGAACGGAACCGATCCGTGTGGGAATCCAACCTACGAGTGCCGCCAAGACGAGACAGGCGAAGGCGCGCACTCTGGCCCATTCGAGTCGTGCGAAGGAGCGTGCCCAACACCTCCGCCATGCCAGTATTACTGCTGCTACGACTCGGAGCCGAGCCTCGACCCGAACGCTCCGCTGCCAAGCAAGTCCTGCCAGCAAGGCCCGTGCTCGTCGCCGTCGCTGACGGCGGGAGGCCCATTCGCAACGGCGGCAGCGTGCGAGGAGCAGTGCGTGCCGCCGCCATGCTCAGGCCCGTGCCCCTGCCCGCCTGGGTGCGAGTGCGTGACAGAGTGGTATCTACACCAGGCAACTTGCGAATACATCGCGCTTCCGCCTTTTGACCCGCCGGAATGCAACGACCTCATCGGCAACGGCATAAACCTTGCGATTTCTGGACTCTACAATGTCGGCGGGGAAGTTGGGCCGTTTGAAACCTACGAGGAGGCAAGAAGCGCGGCGTTGGCAACTGGGTATGTGTCGTGGGAATCTCTTTACGGCGGCGAGAATCCAGATTCAACCGACGCCCCTTGGGTGGCCCCCGATGACGAGCCCGGCCTGTGCGTGCCGCCCCAGCACGGGCTAAGTATGAGCAACGATGGACGCCCGCAATTCCAAGGCTGCACTTGGGTTGGCGAACTATCCATGACCCTGCCGCCCCCGCTTATATGGGCCTTTACCAAGTCTCGGTGCGACAGCAGCAACCCGCTCCCATGATCTCCTGCGAACTCAAACACCTTGCCGCCCGCTGCCGCCAACGCGGCTACACGCTAGACGAAGTGCGGCCGTGCATCGTCAGCGAAGACGGCGATCAGATCACCGTAGACGTTGACCATCCGGCGTACCCGCGTGCGCCGAAGCCGGGATTCGTGCCATCGCAGCCGAAGCCCCTCGAACCCGCCCCCGACCTCACCCGCACCGACGCCCCTTCGTTCCTGACGAAGGTGAAGAACTTCGCCGTCGCCACAGCTGGGCATGTTGCCGCAGGGATGCCGATGGCGAGTGACGAGGAAATCCTGCGTCGGCACGACATCTGCCGGGCCTGCGAGTTCCTGAAAGACAACGCCTGCACCAAATGCGGCTGCCCAATCGTCAGGGAGCGGCAGTACGTCTCCAAGCTCTCGTGGGCCGACCAAGAGTGCCCCATTGGAAAATGGGGGAAAGCGACCCCTTCTGGGCCGAGCAGGCCGTAAATCGCCGGTCGGGAGCCCCCTCGCGGACATAAATCCAGCGAGAGGGCACCGATGATCTTTCCGTCGCATATCACCAGCTACAAGGCTCCCGGCTCCAGCTCCAGCGGCAGCGAGAGCTACAGCCTGGACTACAGCGGACTCGACGAAATCCGCAAGCGCCAGAACGAGGCGTCTGCAACGAACGCAGGCCGGTACAAGGCGCTCTACGACGGCAATCCTGGCGATGCCATCGCGGCGGGGCAGCGCATCCGCGACCTGCTTGGCTCGCTCAACAGCATCGAGCCGGTGCGCATGTCGAGCTACAGCTCGAACTCCTCGTCGAACGCTGACGGCCCGGTGATTGGCGGAGAGCACGCCGACCTCAAGTACCTCGAGGCTGCGACCAAGATGCAGCCGGCTGGTGGCAACGCCGGAGGCGGAGGCATGCCAGTGGCCCGGCCGATCGCCGGCGGTGCTCCGCAGAACCCAAATGCGGTGAAGCCAGACGTGCAGCTCCCGTCCGCTCCGGCTGCACGCAAGCAATCCAAAGACGGCAAGCGTCCGGGCGCCCACGTGATTACCGGCGACCCGATGCGGGCTGATTACTTCGCGTAGGAGATGAGAGATGAAGCAGTTTGGCTACACGCCGTATGGCAACGTCGCCCGAATGTTGCAGTCCAACAATCCGGACCTTATCGCGCAGGGCGAGAACATCGCTGGCGCCTACGGGCGTGACCTGCAGCGCGAGAACAACGAGATGGGGCTGCTCCAGCAAGAGCAGAAGCGCCGTCAGTACGACTCCGAAACTCAGCGCCAGAAGCTTGGCATTCTCGGCGGTCTTCTTGGTGCCCCCAGAAGGATCGGCTGATGTACCAGCAGGCAGTCGGTTTCAATCCGAGCGGTCGCCTTCTCTCCGGCCTGAGCCGGAAGGGAGATGCAGGGGCGTTTGGGTACGGCCAAGCAATGTCGGCGGCGGCCAACCTGAACCTCGACAAGGAGAAGCAGAATCAAGAGATGGGCGTGCAGCAGATGCAGGCCGACAGCCAGTTCCGCCAGCGGGACGCCCAGAACAAGGCCAGCCGGCTCCAGAGCGACGCCCAGATTCGCACCCGGCAGGGCGACATGCAGTCGCGGAAGAACGTGTTCGACACGTCGATGGCCTTTGACTATGCCGCCCTCAACAAGCGCCGGCAGACGTCGCTGCAACAGGCGCTTCTGAACAACATGGCGAGGGACTTCTAGTGGCTATTGGAGCCGACCTCTCGCTGCCGAAGTCGCAGCCGTCTCCGCTGCGTGGGCTGACTGCACGGCCGACTCGCCAGCAGTCTTCGCCATCGTACGGCTATCGCCCGCCGATGCTGAACGATGGAAAGGTGCAAGACGTCGCGAGCAATCAGCTCGCCTCGTCGGCCGGCGCCGGAAAGATGGCGATGCAGGACATGGATCGCGCGGGCGTATCGAGAGGCAAGGGCCAGCAATACCGTGCTGATATGGCGCAGGCAGGCGCTGACGTCCAGGCGCGCATGCAGGCTGCCCAAACGGAGATGGGCGCCTCCGCCGCCAACGCCAACGCACAGATGGCATACGACACAGCAATGCGAAACGAGCAGCTCAGCAACGCCGGCCTGCTCGACAACCTGCGCAACAGCGACGCAATGGAGCGGCTGGCTCGACAGGGATGGCGACAAGACCTGAATGAGGCCCGCCGTCGCGGCCAGTTCGGACTCGACCAGATTCAGTTGGACTACACCCCGCTTCTCGGCGGCTTGTTTCAGTAAGGAGATTCGCAGTGGCAGACAGCAAGGACTCGAACGACCTCGACGAGAAGGTGCTCAGCAGCATGAACGCGCCGGCACTGCGGGAGTACATCCGCAGCTTGCTGTCTAAGCGCGGCAAGCCATCCGGCGACAAGGAAGCCGAGAAGGCCGACAAGGAGCGCGAGGCGCTGGCCGACCTGCACGAGGAGCACACCGGCAAGGCGAAGGGCGTGCCCGTCGAGAAGGACGACATCTCGTTCGATCTTGGCGAGGACGACGGAGAAGGCGAGGAGGACTCGCAGGTCAGCGAGGACGCTAGCGAGCCGGCCAAGAAGAAGCGGGGTGAGTGATGGCAGTCCCTGGCCGCTCAGTCGTTGGCGCTGCATTTCCGGCCGCTGGCCGGCTCGATCGCATCAAGCAGATGCAGCGAGAGCTGACCCGCGCAGCTGCGGAGGGCGGCATGGTCGCTCGGCCGACGTCTGCGGCCCCTGCCCCGCCCACGCCTTCCTATGGCGTCGTGCTCGATCCCGATCCGGTGGAGATTCCTGCCGATGTGCCGGCCGCTGCGCCCGCACTTGCTCCGGCCCCAGAGGGCATGCCGCAGCGCCCGCCACTTCAGGTTGGCGCCGGCCGATTTGCTGACGCCGAAGGGCGCCCTGCTGTTCGCCGTGACGGCCAGACGTTCGTCTACGAGGACGGCACCGTCGTGGACGTTGAAGGCAACGTCGTCGGCGTGGTTACTCCCGGCGACCTGACGGACACCTCTGCCGCACCAGCCGACAACCTCGCCGCCTCTGCGGTCGAGATCGAAGACGGCACCCCCAATCTCAAGCCGAACACAAAGAAGATCGACCCGCTGGAGAAGCTGGCTGGCGACATCTTCCAGGCAACGACTGAGGCTCCGGGCGAGTCGCTCAGCCAGGGCACCGTTCGCCGCCTGTACCGCCAGTTCTCCAAGCTCTCCCCAGAAGAGCAGGCGATGGTTTCTGAGATCATGCCTGCCCTTACCATTCCAGACCCCGATACTGGAAAAACGCGGCTATCCCGCTTGGCCGAGATTGCCGGCGAAGACCCGCAGTTCCGTGCCGCCCAGCAGATCGACAATGCGGCGCAGGCGGTCGAGGCATCGCAGGCGCCGGGCCGACGAACAGCTGATCCTGCCCTCGCAGCAGAGAACGTAGCCGTCGCTCGCTCGCTCATTGAGGGGCAGCTACCCGAAGGCGACTGGAATGCGCTGTCGCGTGTGTTTGGCGAGCTGCCTCCGGAGCAACGTGCCGCCGTGCTTCAGCGGCTCTCTGGGCAAGGCGCCGACGACCCCACTTCGGCGCGTGGATTCGTGTCACGAATGCTCGATGGCAACCAGGCCGAGCCGGTGTTTGTGCCGAATCAGATGGCGCGCGCGCTCGCTCCTGCCAATGACGTCGATGCGATGCTGATGGACATTGACGCCGCCAAGCGCGTCGGAGACTCGGAGCGACAGGCCGCCCTGAGCGAGCAGCTGCGGCAGGGCATTTCCAGCGGGCAGTTTACGTCCGAGCAAGTCAACGACGCCCGCTCGCGATTCCTGCTGCGACGGCAGGTCGAGCAGGAGCTTCGCAGGGCAATCATTGGCACTGACGAAACGTACAGCGCCGAGCAGGCTCAACTGCTTGAGGCTGGCCGTCCGGCCCCGCAGGCGCCGACTATTCCGCAGGGGGCTCGCACGCCTGAAATCTCGCCCGTCGTGCGCGACGAGTTTGACATGCCGAAGGCTCCGGACGGAGCCGACGCGACGGCCCTGCTTCGCGAGCGACAAGAGCAGGCCGATGCCCGCGCTCCCGGCGCATTTCTGACTCGCGACCAACGCCTTGTAGCTGCTGGCCTCGACCCGGCCGACGAGCAGGCCGCACGCCGGCTTCCTCTCTGGATGAAGGGCAACAGCAGCAAGCCTGGAACGCCATTCGAGAGCCGCACTGCCGGCGATCGAGGCACGTCAACCCGCGACGATGCCGCCGTGCTTCAGGCCCAAGAGCTGAAGGCGGCGATGGACGAGGCGCAGGGCGAGCTGAGACAGGCCGTGTACGAGCTGCGTCTCGCCCAGATTGGACGCACGTCTGGCACGGCGCAAACCACTGCCGACGACGTCGCTGCGGCTGCGGCGCAGGTCGAGTCTGCGCGAAGTGTCATCCGGCGACTGGGGGAAATGGAAGACGAGCTGTTCCCGCCCCGAGTCATCAACGCCAGCACTGGCGCACTTGTCATCAACCCGTCCACCGGCCAGCCCGCCCGCGTGCCTAAGGAGTGGCTGCGCAACCCCGACGCCGTGCCTGAGCAGTACAGCATTGAGCGCGGTTATCGCGGGCTCAGCGACTCGCAGCTAAATCGAGGAGGCCAGAGAGAGACGTACAACCAGCTGCTCGCCACCATCGCCGGCTTCCGGCCGAAGGCAGCCGACAATGTCGGGCGGGCAAACGCCGCGATGAACCCACTGGATGCCGCCGCTATCCGCGACGAAGCCATCGAGATGTTTGGCGACGACGCTGCGGAGCTGCTGGACGAAGACTTCCGGCCGAACTGGGCGGCTGATCCCGACGACTTGCGCCAGCCCGGCGCGCCGCTCCGTGACGGCCGACTTGGCGGCAATCCGCAGGACAGCCGCGTTCGGTCTGCCGTTCTGTCGCTGTTCAACGGCCCCAATCCGCTGACGCTCATCAACCCAGCTACCGGCCGTCGATTCACGGCGGCGGAGGCTGTGGACGAGGCGATGAACAAGGGCGACATCTTTGGCCCTGACCCCACGAGTGCCGCCTACCAAGCCGCCAGAGAGCGCATCATCACGCAGGTTGAGCGCGAATTCGGGGACGCCGCGCGATCCGCACCCACCGTGCGTCTGGTGGAGACTGATGACGGCGTGCAAGTCCAGCCAGTGACCGGAGCCGATGCGGCCCCTGCCGCCGACCCTGCCGCAGAAGGCGTTGCCACTTCGCAAGACCCAAGCGCCATTCCGCGACAGGAAGGTGCATGGCCTGAGGGCACCATGAACCAAAAGGCCGTAGCTGGCCCCGACCCGCGCGACAACGTGCGTGGCGCTCAGCCGGCAACTACGTCGACCAAAGACTTCTCTGCCCCCGAGACGGTGCTGTCTCCTGAAGACGAAGCCCTGCTGGCGTCCAACATGCCGATTGAAGACCCCGACGTCATCGACGCCCCCGACCGCACGCCTGCTGCCGCACGCAGTCAGGGGGGCGACTCTACGGCGGAAGTCGTGGACGCCCCCAACGACGCCGATGCGTACACGCCCCAGCAGCTTGAGTCTCTCTGGCGGGCGTGGTTTGCCAAGCAAAAGCCGCAGCGCATCCCGCACAACGATCGGGACGTCTGGATCATGGGCGTCCGTCCTGGCATGACGTTCGAGGAGTGGGCCGCCGAGACGCTCGATGGCAAGGGGCTGAGAAATTACGCTCCCGCCGAGATCGACGACGCCGGCCGCGTGGTGCGACCGCAGCGCAAGGTCAAGATCATTGGGGTCGATGGCGGCGAGGTGGTGGATGCGGCCGATGATGCGGCTGCCGCAACGCCTGCACCAGACGCGACCTCCCCTCGCTCGCTTGGGGCCGACGACGCAGAGGTCATTGACGCCCCTGACGACCCGCCGGCTGCGGCCAGACAAGCGGCCGACGATGCAGCGGAAACAGCCGATTCTGCCGATACCGCCACTCCAGACGGTGCGGCCAAGAAAGCGGACGCGCAGAAGGACGGAACCGACGCCAGAAAGAAGGACAAGTGGCGATTCCCATTGGGGCGTGTCGGGCTTGGTGCTGGGGCCGTCATTGGTGGTGCCACTCTGATTTCCAACCTGTCGAAGCCTGACCTCACTGGCCCAATCGACATTCCCGGAGGCGGGGGTCCAGGCGACGGCGGTGGAGTGCCATATATCCCTGTAGGGGCGCAGGCCGGCGCTCTTGCGCCTGCGTCGGCCGTGTCGCCTGAGGACGCGATTGAGCGGGCTCTGGAGCGGATTCGCGGAGCGCGGGCTTCGCGAGGGGCTCCGGCCTACAACACGATGTTCAACTACACGTACCGGAGCTGAGCGATGGCGATCATGTCTGACTTGCGAGCCGGCCAGAGGCGGGGTGGCGTTGTGGCCCGACGGCCCGAGACGCTGCCTGAGGACGCCGGCCAGCCGGTTGCCGCCGCTCCGGTGGTTCCTGCCGCCATGCCGCCCGCACCGTCTGGCGTCCTGCCCGGAGAGGAGCAGGTCACGACGCAGGACACGTTCCGCCAGCTTGCCCCTGAGGAGCAGGCTGCGCTTCGCCAGAAGTACGAGGGTGGCGGCCACTCCAGCACCATGTCGTACGACGACTGGCTGAGCGAGAACTTCGGGGAGCTTCCTCCGCAGGACCGGGCTGCGACCATGCGTGCGTCCGCGAAGTCCACGCCGCGCATGCAGATCGGCCGCGACCCATCTCTTCCGCCGGAGACGAATAGCCCTCTTGCCCAGAACAGGCAGGCCGCTGGCAAGCCACTGCCCGAAGGGCGTGCCGCACGCCAGTACACGCCCGAGCAGCGGGCCACGATGCAGCAGAACGCCGAAAGCCCGGAAGTGCCGATGGGCCAGTTCGGCGGCAGCTTCTCGATGAGCGCTGATGGCTCGCAGGCCAGACGCGCCCCGAACCCAACGCTCGTTGCAGAGGCCGACAAGATCGCCGCCGACCAGGGGCCGGGCTCGCCTTCGCACGTCGTGGCATTGGCTCAGGCGTACGGCATCGACGCCACCCAGTACGGCGACGACATGGACTTGCTCCGTGCAGATGTCATGCGCGAGAAGGCCAAGCACGACAAGCTGGGCCAGTATCTCGGCGTCCGCGACAATGGCATGGGCGGGTTCGTCTACGTTGAAGACGCCGCTCAGCGGCAGCGCGGGAGGGACCAGTTCGACGCCACGCTGACGCCACAGCAGCTGAACAACCAAGCGATCAGCATGCGCCGTGCATACGCGGGCGTGATTACGCCCGAAGAAGAGGCAGCCCTTTCCGCTGCTGTGCGCACTCCCGGCGGCATGGCGCATATTCGCGACCTCCGCATGGAGCTTCAGGCACGCCAGAAGCAGCAGTCGTGGAAGAACCATCTCGACCGAGTCGCCGGACAGGCGCTTGGGCGAGACATGGCGAACCCGGAGCGTGCTCGTGGTTTCATGATCCGCTCGCTGGCAGAGGCCGTCCGCAGCGGCGACCCGATGGCACAGGCCGCTGCCTACAGCATGATGGGCCAGCCGATGCTTGCCATGCGGGCCATTGACGCCGGCATGTCCGACCGTCGCAGCGCCGCAGAGCTTGCTGGCATCCAGGCCCAGATGGCTGGGCAGGCTGGGAATGATCCGCAGACGCTGGCTGCGCAGATGAACAAGGAGATCGAGTCTGCGCTGGCGCTTGGCAAGCCGTCGCAGCAGGCGCAGCAGCTGACGCTCATCTTCCAGAAGGCTGGCTATCCTCCGGAGCAGATTCCGCAGGCCGTGAACGACGTGCTGGTTGAGCGGTTTGCGACAACCGACCCGAATCATCCTGCGGTAGCGACGGTCATGCGGGCGAAGCTGAAGGAGGGTCGCGGCGCTTGGTTGCAGTGGGCGCAGTCCGTGATGGGACTGACGGAAGATCAAGCGAATGCCGTGTACGACAAAGAGGTCGGCACGCCACAGGATGCCGGCCGTCGTTCCGCAGAGAACGCACAGCGGAATGTGGCCGGGTGGCTTGGGTGGGCTCAGGGGGTCGTTCAGGGGCTGACTGGCGGTGGCGTTCCTCCGCAGGCGTATGGCACTGGCAAGTGAGGTAGCGGTGCATGGACTTGTTCGACCAGCCGCCCTCGCGAAGGCGTCCCGCCGGCTACATCCCGCTGTTCGATGAGGCTGCGCTGGCCGACCAGCCGGCGAGCCAGATCGACGTCACGCCAGAGATGCGTGACTCCGTCCTGCGCGAGATCGGCGCCGTCACTGGCGGCACCCTATCCCGGATCGGAGATGCCCTCTCCGCTCCTGGCGACTACTTTCGCGGCCTGCTGACCGGCAAGGCGGGAGAGCGAGTCACTGGCCGCGAGATGTTGCGAGACGCCGGGCTGATTTCCCAGCAGGACAACTGGGGCAACTTCGCAGCGGGCCTCGCCACCGACATCGTCACCGACCCGCTCTCGATGGTGACTGGGCCGACGAAGGCCGTGACCGCTGCCGGTCAGGCTCTCAAGAAGGCTGGCCTCGCAGATGCGCTCCCAGCCGCCATGACTCGCAAGGCTATCTCGACAGGTGCCGTGCGGTCTGGCGACATTCCTGGCGTTGCCAAGCGGACGCTGAAGGCGCTGGAAGACTCTGGCCGCACGATCAGCACGATGGACCCGGCAGTGGTCGGCAGGCCGCTGTACGGTACTCGCACGTCGATGCGGGCTGGCACGCTTGACGATGCCATCCGTTACGCCGGAGACGACGCTGCGCAAAAAGCGGCAGAGGATGCACTGCTCGGCGTGCTTGGGCCTGACGAGCTGGCGCGGCTGCGTAACGAGCCGCTCGCCAAGACGGTCGGTTTCGGCCTGCCGCTCAGCCAGCCAAGCATCACAGCCGACATCTTTGGCAAGGGTTTCGGGGACCAGTACGCCAACGTCCTCGACACGATCGGGCAGGCCTACCGCTGGAGCCCGGTCGGCAGAGGCATGGCGGCGGCGTTCGACCAGCGGGTGTGGGGCAAGCTCGATGCCGAAGAGCAGCTGACGAACATCGCCAACTTCGAGGCTCGCCAGAAGGCCGGCGGCATTGCTACTGCGGCCCACACGTATCACCTCGCCAAGCTCTACAAAGAGAATCCGGAGGTCTTCAGCGAGGACGGGAACCGGGCGCTTGGGAGATACCTCGAAGGCAGCGCCGCACGCACTGCTGATGACGTGGCATACGTCGAGAGCCGTCCGGCGCTCAAGGAGTACGCCGACTGGTGGGTGAACAACCGACAGGACTACCTTGCCGAGTCTCGTCGCATGGGCCTGTCGGCCGCAGAGCTGACCGACAAGTACGGCATCGACTACCTGCCCCGCCGGGCAGAGGCCGTCCTCGAGATGGAAGCAAGGCGGAACCGGAAGCTCGGGGAGGTCTTGACGACCTTCACGGGCGATATGCTGCGGCGTACGGACGCCATGCAACTGCCCGGCGGGCGGGACACGATCATCGACCTGTCTCGGGACGCCAACGTAGCCGGCGCCAAACGGGCGCTGACAACCGACGAGGATGCAGCGCAGTATCTCCTCAACAAGCTCTCTCCGCTGGTGCAGCCCGGCCAGCCGCCGCTTGAGCTTGACCAGATGAAGCGTCTCGCCCGCGTGCTGAACAGACTTCCGGACGAGGTGACGCAGAAGTCTCCGCTGTTCGGCCAGCATCCGACGGAGATGATTGGGTCGTACATGCGTGGCAGGAACGAGAGCATGGCGACGGCCGGCGTCATGTACGACTCGCTGGCGTCCTTCGCTAAGGATGGGGCGTACGACACGATCGAGGGCGGCCGGCACATCTCGATGCAGGAAGCGCTGAATCGTCTTGGCGTCAAGAGCTACGACGACGACGCCGTTGGCGCGGCTCGCCAGATGCGAGAGCGAATCGCCGGGCTTCGTGGTGTTGACCCAGACCAGATCAAGCTCTCCGAGATCAGCGTTCCAGAAGAGCACATCAATCGGCTCATGCGTGCCCGCGATGCGTTCGAGACTGGCGAGGCATCCCAATCGCTGCTCAACTGGCTCGATCACTACACGCAAGCTTGGAAGGGTGCAATTCTCACATGGCCCGCACGAGCAACACGCGATCTCTATTCAGGAGCCATCAGCAACTGGCTTGAGGGTGCGCTCGACTCCGACGCCGTGCTTGCCACTCGCGCTCTCATGCAGGAGGGGCCGCAGAGCCAACGCTTTCTGCGAACTCTGCAAGGCATTCCTCGCTACGCCGGCGACGACGGGCTGGAGCAGTTCTATGCAGACATCGCCGGCAACGGACTGGTGGGCGCCCAGAACGGATTCGAGATCGGCGGCAGCGTCGTGGGGCGTGGTGCTCTTGGGCAGCTGCCGGGAACCACTCCGATCACGTTCGGCACCATCACTGGCGAACTCACGAAGGGCTGGGGCTGGAACAACTTCCGGCAGTGGCGCTCCAATCTGCGCCCGTTGGCCGAAACGAAGAACCCAATCTTGCGTGCAGGCGAGCAACTCAACTCACTCTCGGATGGCATCAACCGCATCAGCGGGTTCCTTGCTCTCATGAAGCAGGGCTACGATCCGTCCGCTGCGGCAAAGGCGATGAAGCGCGCCCACGTGGACCCATCAAGCCTTTCGCAGCTAGAGAAGACCGTGCTGCGGCGGATTTTTCCCTGGTACAGTTTCCAGAGCCGCATGTTCCGTGAGGTGCTGCGGCAACTGGTGGAGCAGCCCGGTGGTCGGTACGCCCAGCTGATCCGCACGACCGAGTCATTGCAGGACGAAGGCGACGACGCCTACATCCCCAGCGGATTGCGCTCGCGGTTTGCCTTCCCGCTGCCTGAGGAGTGGGGCGGCGTTCCGGCTCCCGGAACGCAGCGATACCTGACCGGCCTTCAGGTGCCTGGATTCACAGAGCTTGGGATGATCGAGACACCCGGCACGGTCGCCGGGACAGTGACTGGAACGGGGCGTCAGATCGGCATGCAGCTGCACCCCGCCTTGCGCACTGGCGTCGAACTGATGGCCGGAAAAGACCTTTTTACCAATAGGCCGATTGGAGAGTCCACGTCCACGCTCGACGCCATTGCGCGCTCCGTGACAGGCAACCCCAATGCGGACGTACCTGCGCTTGCTGAGAAGCTCGTCGAAATCCTTCCGTTCGCAGGTCGCCCGCTGTATGCGCTGCGCTCGTTGCTCGACAACAGGGACGGGCAGCCGATTGCGTCTCGCGGCATCCGGACTGTATTCAATAGCACGACCGGAATGGCATTGCGTGATGCCACGAAGCGAGACGTCCTCTCCGACGCAGTGCGCCAGATCGAGGAGAGCATCGACCCGTACACCCGCGAGTTTACGCAGACCTACATCCCCGAAGAACTTATGCCGATGGTTCCGCAGTGGGCGCAGGAACGGCAAGCCGTGTCGCGTGCGCTTGTCCGCGAGAAGCGAGAGGACGACAAGCCCCAGAAGACCTCTCGCAAGAAGAAGCGCACGTCGGACACTGGCTTCCCTCAGCTATTCGAGTAGCGACGGTGTGCAGGGAATGTCCCTCCTGACCTGCGACCAGTCGATGTAGAACCGCTCGGCCATGCCGGGCGTCTTGTGGCCGAGATGCACTCGGGCCTTTCCGGGCTGACGCATCTCGATGTGGGTGGCGCCCGACCGGCGGAGCCACTTGCCAGAGCCACGCATGCCAAGCGACTTCAGGTACTTCTTCATTCGCTTGCAGCCGCCCACCATGCCGATGGCCCAGCTAAGGACTGTCCCGTCCGGAGACAGGGCCAGCATTTGCGTCACTGCCTCCCAGCAGGCAGGAGACAGCACCTTCGAGACGGGCTCTCCGGTCTTGTGCTGGGACCACTGAACCGCCCCATCCGTAAAGTCCTCCTCCCGCAAGGCCCAAATGTCAGCGTGCCTTGCCCCAGTTTCGTACCCCAACAGCATCCAGCACCGCAGGAACAGGCCAAGCGGGGCACCTGAACGGAGCTTCTTTCGCCCCATCTGGAACGTACCCTTGACAGCCGTACAGCACTGTTCTAAAGTCCATGCCCGAGTTGGTTTGCGGGCAACTTTGATCTTGACCAATCCACGCGGCATGCGTTTCACTAGGCCGCGATCAAGAGCAAAAAGCCACAAGGACACGATGATGGATCGCTGCGGAGCAACGGTAACGGGAGCGGCTTGCGACAGCCTTCGCCGTAAAAACTCGTTGCACGACGCTACGTCCAGTTCCCGACACCCGTCCGCAACGGCACGCACCCGCTTGGCATAGGCGTCACACACGACACGTTCGCGAAGATAGTCCTCCGCAATGGCAGGAAGCCCCCCCATGATTGCTAGCTCCAACGTTGAAGCGCAAAAAACTGGGGGCCAGCTCGGCATGGTTGGTCATGGCGATAGCATCGCTACAGCCCTTGCAACCGGACCCGACGGATCGGACATGACGAATGTCCGGTCCATCAGCACTCCCAGTGTTTTGCATGCGGACATACGTCGTGGAGAGGCAAACGACGCATATCACGCCAACGAAACGCACAGGTCATGCAGCCGAGCCAAAACACTCCTTGACTCGCCCGTCCTGTACTACCAGCGGTACATCGCCAAAACCCTTCCGCCATTCAGCAGCAGCGCCACCGATCACGGGACGCTGATGCACCTGTGGATGGAGTTTGGAGACGACTTCCTTGAAAGGCTGGTCGTCCCTCCATCTGAAACCCTAACTGCCACAGGGCTCGTAGGCAAAGAGGCGCAGAAATGGGCGGAAAACGAGGCACCCGCAGACGCCATCATCGTGTCGCCAAAGGAGCGGGCGCAGCTCCTGGCTGAAATCCGCGCCATCAAGGCGAATCCGGCCGCAGCCGAGCACATCGCCCGCATCGCTGAACATGAGATCAGCGTCTACTGGACGGACGCGGACGGCAACAACCTCAAGTGCCGCTTCGACGCAGTGACGTCGGACGGTCTGGTGCTCGACCTCAAGACGACCCGCGAGGCTGACATCCTCTCCGGGTTTTGGAAGTCGGTGATCGACTTCAAGTACCACCTGCAAGATGCGTGGTATCGCAGGGGCATGGAGGCGTGCGGCATGGACCCCGCCCCGCTCCGCTTCATCGTCATCAGCACTTCGCTGCCGCACGACTGTCAGGTCGTGACGCTGCCAGACGCCGTCGTTGCCGAAGGGCAGCGGCTCATGGACAAGGCGCTGGCTGATCTTCGTCTTCGTGAATCCCTCGACTGGTGGTTGCCGGACACGCACGGCGAGGTGGTTGAGCTTTCGTTTCCGGCGCATGTTCTGGGGAGGATGAGATGAGCAAGGTTATGGATATGTCGGTGTGGAACGCATGCAGCGACCACGTTGACGAGCTTTCGTCTGCAATGGCGAAGGCGTTCGGGCAGTTGCAGAACGTCGCGCGGAACAAGGTTTCGCACTTCGCCAAGAAGGGCAAGGACGGCAAGCCGAAACCGGACTACGCCGACCTCGCATCGTGCTTCGACTGCATCCGCACGGCGTACTCAGCCAACGGGCTGTCGGTCAGCCAGACGTTCCACCCGTACGGCGAGGACGGGACGATCCACCTCGTCACGACGGTGCGGCATTCCAGCGGCCAGTTTGAGCGGTCGTACCTGCCGATGCCTGGACGCATCCCGCCGCAGGAGTTGGCGAAGACCGCCACCTACCTCAAGCGGATCGCCCTGTGCGCCATCGCAGGCATCGCTGCCGACGATGACGACGACGGAGAGCAGGCCGAGAAGTCGGCTGCCAACGCTGCCGCAAACGACGAGGCCCGCATCGAGAAGGCTCTCGTGGCGAAGGTGCGTGCTTCACAGGACGCAGAGGCGATTGCCGCCGTGATGGATCAGGTGGCTCGTGGCGTGTCGTCAGGCCAGCTTTCGGAGGCGGCTGCCAGCCGTGTTCGCCTGCTGGGCGCTGACTGCGCCGCCAAGCTCGCGAAGAAGCAGACGAAGGAAGAGGCCAAGCAGCCCGCACTGGCGTCGTGAACTGAACACTCAGGTCGGGGAGTCCTCCTCAGCGGCACGCCGGATGCCGTCCCGCCCGTCCGGTAACTAAATCATGGACGAGAAACTCATCGACTACACCCGCGTCGTCGCCCTCATGGCGCAGCAGGACTTGCTGGAAGAGAAGGCTGCCGTGCAGTTCTGCAAGGCCATCCTCCCCCAGCTGCTTGCCGAGCTTGAGGTGATGAGCCGCGTTGCCCAGAGCGCTCACTCCTTCCTTGCGTCCCTGCCTGCCCCGACGCAGCCAGAGCCGCCAGCCGCCAAGCCGTCGCAGCCGGCCAAGAAGGCCAAGCCAAAGCGGCGCAAGGCGAAGGGGGTGCGCAAATGAGCCGCCAGCAGATTCGCTCTGCGGTACGTGCCGCACTCCGCGACTACCAGCGGAACGCCATCGAGGGCGTGTGCTCGTCAGCCAAGCGCGGCGACCGCAGGATCGTCGTGTGCCAGCCGGTCGGCAGCGGCAAGACGGAGGTTATGGCAGAGCTGTGCCGTATCGCACGGTATCCGCTCTCCATCGTGCCGCTCGTCGACCTCATGCGCCAGAACCGCGACCGGCTGGAGCTGCGTCTCGGCGAGTCCTGCGACATCGAGCAAGGCGGGAACTTCGCGGAATCCATCGAGGGGCTTCGCAGCCGCGTCATCGTCGGCTCTCGCAACAGTCTTCTCAGCAGCGGCCGCTACAAGGCGAAGGCGTATGAGCGCGTGACGCTGGTGCTGGTTGACGAGTGCCACGTCGGCATGACGCCGCAGATGGAGGAGATGCTGCGGTGGTTCGAGGATCGCGGAGCCACAATCGTCGGCTTCTCCGCCACTCCGTACAAGGGCAAGGGCAAGGCGCTCCGCTACTGGCCTCGCCCGCAGGTCGTGTACTCCCTCATGGAGGGAATCAACGACGGCTACCTCGTCGGCCCGACGTGCTACCTGTCGGAGGCTAAGTCCTTCGACCTGACGATGGTGGACGAGGTGTCTGGCGAGTGGAACAAGACGCAGCTCGCCGCCGTCCTGGCTGCCGAGCACTTCGCTCAGGAGGTGTCGAGCCTCGTTCTCTCGACCCACAAGCAGATGCCGTCAGTCGTGTACGCCGCCAACGTGCGTCAGGCCAAGCTGCTGGTAGAGGTGCTTCAGCGGTACGGTGCGAAGGTCAGCCTTGTGTACGGCACGCAGAACCCGCTGGAGCGAAAGGCGAACATGGACGCCTTCGTGTCGGGCGAGGCGAAAATCATCGTCAACGTCGGCATTCTCGGCTACGGCTGGGACCACCCCGAGCTGATGAACATCTACATGGCGGCGCCGACGCGCTCGCTTTCACGCTACGAGCAGCGTCTCGGAAGAGGCACGCGGACGTGGCGTGGCATCATCCATCCTGACATGACCCGCGACGAGCGGCTGGATGCGATCCGCAATTCCCCGAAGCCGACGTTCAACCTCTACGACATCACCGACTCGAGCCGCAGCCATCAACTGCTCTCGGCCCTCGACGTTCTCGACGCCAAGACCCGCAAGAGCGCAGCCCGCAAGGAGCGCATGCTCGGCCAGCTGTCGATGGACGGAACCAACGCCGTCGATGCAATCCGTCAAGCCGACGAGTTCGACCTTGCGGAGCTGGAGGCGAAGGCCGCAGAGATGATCGAGAAGCGGAAGCGCCTCGTCGTGGGCGTGACGTTCGATCACAGCACTCGCGACCTGTTCTCGGAGCCGGAAGGCCCGAAGCGTCGTGGCTGGCGGATGCTCTACGGCAAATACAAGGGGCAGCAGCTGGACTCGATCCCGGAGAGCTACCTGTCGTGGGTCATGGAATCCACCAAGAAGGAGTCTCCGTTCAAGCAGGCCGTGCGTCGTGAACTCGGAAGGCGGCACAAGGAGAAGGCCGCCGATTAGGGGGCTGCATGAGCAATGGAATGCTCGCTGGAAAAGTCATCGCAGAGATCGGCGTGGCAATCGCTGTGGAGCGGCTCCTGCGGGCTGGCTTCGGCGTTGCCGTCCCGATCGTCGACGACGGATACGACCTCCTTGCGTTCGCTGGAAGGCGATACTGGCGCATTCAGGTCAAGGCAAGTGAGTGCCGCTCTCGCCGCAACGGCAGCCGCATACGAATCACGAGGGGCGGCCAGCGGAAGTGCCACCAGCGCTACTGCCCTGAGTCTGTCGACGCCTTCATCGCCGTCAACACACGAACACACGACGTCATGTGCGTGCCCGTCGCTGCCACAAACGGCCGGGCTTGGCTCACGTGGCGGGAGGGCAGCAGGTGGTCCGACATGGGCGTCCTGCACCGCATCAAAACACAACGCTGTTGATTTCCTCGTACCGACCAGCGTTTCAGAAATCAAAACGGTCGAGCCTAAACAAACCGCCCTGGACCGAATCGGGCGGCTGAGTGGTGTCAGCGCGAAATCCGGGCAACGGGCAGGTATTCGATCCTGCTGCAAGCCAGTCATGGCCCAAGCCGCTACGTCCCGGTGGTTTGCTGAGGACAGGGCCGAATAAGGCTGAACAACGCTACCCCGAACGGGGTTGCTGACGCAGGGCTCCCGGCCCTTCTCAGCACGGAAGCGGTCTAGACAGAGACAACCAAATGCCAAAAGACCTCGTACTCCTGCGCTACACCGACTCCACCGGCCGGCGTCTCGCCGCACTCTGCCGCCCAAGCGAGGGCGTCGAGACGCTGCGTCAGGTGGTGGGAGAGGAATCGGAAGAGGACCGGGAGTGGTACAGGAAGCCGCACAAGTCGGCCGTCGTCATCGACACGGATGGCACGCTGACGATCACGAAGGCCGACGACTTGATGCTGCTGTCGTTCTGGTTCACGGTCGCAGCCAACTGGCTGCGTGAGCACGGAGGGTGAGATGAACGGATTCACGAAAGGAGCGATCGTCATGTCTGGGTTGCTATCGCAGGCGCTGGGCGCCCTGTTCAAGGAGAACGAGCAGATCGTGGCTCCGGCAAAGGCGCTGGCTGGCGTGGCGTCGTGCCGCATTTCATTCAAGGAGTCGGCCACAGACCTTGCTACTGGGGAGAAGAAGTACCGCTGGTGCATCGAGTTCCAGAACGGCGAGGACTGCATGGTGTTTGACGAGGCAGTGCGCCACATCATCGACGCCGTGACTGGAGAGGAGCAGTGAGCAATGGGCGTGAGGAACTATCGGCCTTCGCGAACGAATACCATTTCTGTGCAGTGTGCTGGTCGCGCACGGAAGCGTTGCACATCCACCACCTGCAACAGGGGGCGGGGCGCGTGCATGACAGAAGGTGCCTGCTGCGGCTCTGTCACTACTGCCACGACGGCCTTCACTTCGGAGGCAAGCACGACCTCACGAAGGGCATGTGCCTCACTGCCAAGCGAGAAGTCGACGACGAGAACTACGACCCTGCGTTCCTGGCTGAGCTGCGCCACAAGCGCCATCTCGGCTACGGCCCGGAGCGTTACCCGTTTCGTGTGTTCATGTGGCGGCGGAAGAACGGAGTCCCGCAGGAGTTAGTACGCATGGCAATCAACAGCAGAAACAAGGGAAAGCGTGGCGAGCTGGAGGCTGCGGCCGAGTGGAACCGGCTGGTTCCCAATGCCCATGCCCGGCGCAGTCAGCAGCACAGCGGCACGGAGAGCGCCAGCGACCTCATCAGTCCCGGCACCCCGCACCTCTGGCTGGAGGTGAAGCGCGTCGAGCGTGGGCTGAACCTCGAGGCCGTGATGGAGAAGTCACAGGAGCAGTGCGGGGAGCTTGCGCCCGTCGTCCTGCACCGCAAGAACGACAGCGACTGGCTGGTCACGTTCCGGCTGGAAGACATCCGGCGATTCGTGCAGCAGGTGCAGGGAGCCATGTAATGCCAGAGAACCACTCGTTCCTCATCAACGGCGTCCGCTGGCTGTGGAGATACACACGGCTCAAGGGGCAGGCGGTTGGCTGGGCGCAGTGGCCCGACCAGCGGAATCCGCACCTCGACAAGAAGGTGCTGATCGACGAGCGGCTCAAGGGGCGCGCTCGCCTGAACACGGAGATTCACGAGTACCTGCACGCGGCCAATCCGACCCTGAGCGAGGAGCACGTCTCGCAGCAGGGCGATGACCTGAGCCGAATCCTGTGGGCGCTGGGCTACCGGCGCATGGAGGGCTGATGCACGTCGCACTTGAGTGGTTCGAGGTGAGCCGGGCTGCGCTCGTAGGCGTGTCCCGCAACGTCGAGGCTCTTCGGAAGGGGTGTCAGAACCGCATGCCAATCAACGACGAGTGGAGCATCCACATACTCGGAGCGCTAGGCGAGTGTGCCTTCGCGAAGGCGACCAACCGCTACTGGAACGGAAGCGTCAATACCTTCAAGGCCGGTGGCGACGTCGGCGAGTCGATTCAGGTGCGCACGAGATCGAAGCACAGCTACGACCTCATCGTCAGGCGCGACGACCGAGACGCCGACGTGTTCGTGCTTGTTACGGGCGGGCCTCACGACTTCGAGGTGCGAGGCTGGATGCTCGGCAAGGACGCGAAGGCCGACAAGTACAAGGCGAACTATGGCAACTACGGCGAGGCGTACTTTGTTCCCAGTCGGGAGCTGCGCTCTGTCGCGGACTTGGTTCTCGGAGGTGGGCAATGAATGCCACGACGATGCAGACGTTCAGCGGCCGGCTCATAGACCTTTCTGCGTTCTCCGTCGAGGACGTGCGCATAGCCGACATTGCGCACGCCCTGTCGATCATCAACCGCTTCACCGGCCACAGCAAAGTCCCGTACTCGGTGGCGCAGCACAGCGTCATGGTGAGCCGTATATGCGAGCCGGAGCATGCGCTGTGGGGGCTGCTGCACGACGCCAGCGAAGCATATCTGGGCGACATGGCAACGCCGCTCAAGACCCTGCTGCCTCAGTACCGCGAGCTAGAGGAGCGCGTCCAGAGGACGATTGCCCTGGCGTTCGGATTGGCGTGGCCCATGCCGCCTGTCGTCAAGGTCGCCGACCTGCGCGCCTTGATGGGCGAGAAGCGCGACCTCGTTCCTGGCTCGGCCGACTGGGGGATCGACATTGAGCCGGCATGCGGGCCGATCAACCCGTACTGCTGGCGCGAAGCAAAGAAACTTTTTGAGGACCGTTACAAGGAGCTAGTTCCATGATGATGAAGGTATGCGAAGAGAAGGCGGTTCGGTATCAGAGCGGTGCGGTGCGGTCGAGCGACGCAGAGGCGACGCGCTACGACCTCATCACTCCGATTGGACTGGCGGCTGTAGCTGCCGCTTGCGCGGAGGGTGCCGCTAAGTACGGCGACTACAACTGGGAGAAGGGCATGCCGGCGAACGACATGCTGAATCACGCACTGCGCCATATCTATATGTTCCTCTCCGGAAACCGGGACGAGGATCATCTCGGACACGCAGCGTGGAACGTCATGGCGGCGATCCACTCCCTCGAGGTTTGGCCGGAACTGAACGAGGGAACACTTCGCAGCGGCTATTGTGAGGCACCGCGACACTAAATGATTGCCGTCGCCGTAACGGAATACGACGACGAGAACATCGTTGAGGAATGCGAGAGCGGCTGGAGGAGGTTCTGTGCAGAGGTTCTCGTTAGGACGCACTACCACGTGCGGGAATTGTGTAATCGCCATCGTCGGCTGGGGTGCGCACGGATGCAGCCCTCCAGCCGGAAGGAGTGGGAAATCCTACGCCGGCAGGTAGCCGCCTACCGCTGGGTATTCGAGGGCACTGGGGAGGGCTTTACGTTTGCCCAGACGTGCCTGGATTTGGGCCTTTGCCCGGTGGTTGTGCGCCGGAAGCTGCTGTCTCTGTGCCGCCCAGAGCGGGACATAAACCTCTTAGTGGGCTGGGTCCGCAGGCAAGAGGAGAGGCAACGTGGCAACCATCGCGCAAAAGGTAAAGCAGCTCGTGGAATGGGCGCCAGCATTGTCGCTGCTGTCCGAGATTTCCGCAGCCGACACGGCGAAAGAGAGGGTCGACGGGGCGCTCAAACTCATGCGGTTTGTCGCTACCAAAACCCAGACGCCAATCGACGACGAGCTTCTGGAGAGGCTGGAGGCAGTGCTCCTTAGCTCGCAGGGCCAGGAGCTGTTCGAGTACATCGTCACCCTGGTCACGGCGGTGTCGTTCACGGAGATCGACGAATGACCCCCGCGATGGTGGCGATCGTAGCTGCGCTCGTGGCTGGCGGGGCGTTTGCCCTGCCGTACATTCCTTTCCCGGCCCGGTCGGCCGGACTCTCGTCTTCCGACCGGGCCGGATGGGTGAACCGCCTGTTTGCGCTGGCCGCTGCGGCTGATGATGCCGGCGAGCCGCACGTGGCGGCGCAGGCCCGTGCGCTCATCGCCGCGCTTGTGAATCAGCAGGAGCCCGCTAAGAGGGGGAAGTAGCATGGGCTGGGTTCGTGCCTCCGTCATCGCTGCGTGCCTGCTTGTGTGCGCTGGCGCAGCCGGCGTGAGCTGGGTGCAGTCTGTGCTGCGCCCTGTAGATACGCGCCCGGTTGTTGTTCCCGCCTCCGTCCTGGCTGGCGTGGGTTCGGCCGACGCCAAGCAGCTTCGCGACTTCTACGCCGCGATGGCCGACATCGTGGTGCGTGACGGGCAGGCGAAGGAGCCGGTGTGCAAGACGACGCTCGACCTCCGCAATCGGCACAAGGCTGCATTGCAGATGGCGTTCGCAATGACCGGCATGGTCGGCAAGTATCCGGGTCTTGGCGAGCGGCTCGACGCCTATCTGCTTGATGCCATTGGCGGCACGGATGTTCCGCTGACTTCGGCTATTCGAGAGTCGGCCTCGAAGGCGTTCGCGGCGATCCGATAGGGAGAGGCGATGGAAGACACCTACTCCCCAGAAGAGATCGTGCGGCTGTACGAGGATGGGCTTGTCGGGTCGGTCTGCGACCCAGAGGCGACCGCCCGTCTGGCCGCTACCCTGCCGATGCCGTTCTTTGGGTTCACGCTGCACGGCAGTGGAGCCGGCAAGTTGAGCCTGCCGTTCAAGGCCGTCGTCGAGTTCGAGAAAGCGACCGGCCGGAAGCCATACGACGAGGCGCAGACGACTGGCGACTGCGTGTCCCATGCCGTCCGCAATGCCATCGACATTGCGAGAGCCAACGACCCTGACATCCACTCCACAGAAGACTGGGTGGACCGCACCGCAACTGAGCCTCTCTACGGCGCTCGCGGCCATTCCGGGCAGGGCGCTATCTGCTCCGACATCGTGGGCTGGGCGCACCGCACCGGCGGCTGCATGCTCCGCAAGAAGTACGACGAGCTGGGGCTCGACCTGTCGCAGTACAACGCATCTGTCGGCATCCGGTGGGGCGGCAGGGGCGTGCCGGCGAATGTCACTTCCGCAGCGGCGAAGCATCGCGTCGGCACGATCAGCTTGATCCAGTCGTGGGAGCAAGCTCGTGATGCACTGGCCAATGGGTATGGCGTGCTGGCGTGCTCGAGCGTCGGCTTCCAGCACACCAGAAACTCGGAGGGCGTGGCCCGGCCTTCTGGGGTATGGCAGCACGCGATGGCCTGGACGGCGGCGGATGACACCCGTCCTGGCGACTGCCGCTTTTGCGTGCAGAACAGCTGGGGCTATTCGTGGATCAAGGGAGATAGGGTTCACGGCCAGCCGGAGGGCTCGTTCTGGGTTACGCAGGACGTTGCCAAGCGGATCATAGATCACGGTGGCACGTGGGCCGTGAGCAACGTGGACGGCTTCCCGCGCCGCCAGCTCAAGGACTGGGGCGCGAAGGAGGTGCTCGGGTGAAGATCAGCGTTGCGACTGTGGCGGTGTGGCTGGCGTTCGCGCCTGCTGCCGTGTCTCCCAAGCCAGAGCCAGCCCCGCAGAAGTGCTGCGGTGCGTGCAATGGAACGGGGATGGTGTGGACCGGCGATGGTCTGGCGCGGGTGCATTGCCCGTGCCCGTCTACCTGCCCGTGCGCTAAGAACCGCCCAAAGATGACGCTCTCCGGGACGTGCGTCGGAGGCCAGTGCAATGTCCGCTGACAACATCCGCAAGCTGAAGGAGGAGCTGGAGCCGAACTCCCCACGCCGCACGCCCAGTCATCCGACGAAGAGCCACGTCGTCCTGGCGAAGCGTGGCGGCGAGGAGCGACTCATTCGGTTCGGCCAGCAGGGCGTCGAGGGTGCTGGCTCCGACCCGAAGACCGAAGAGGAGAAGGCCCGGCGCCGCAGCTATTACGCACGACACAACGCCCAAGACTCTGATCCTGACATCTTCTCGGCGCGTTACTGGTCGCACAAGGTGAAGTGGTAGGCATGGAAGAACTAAAGGAATACGTCCGCTCTCGCGTGCCGGTGCGTGCTGCACTGGTCGGCCGGGCCGGCCTGGACGGGCTGGTCGAGGACGCCGTTGCGGAGTGGCCCATCTCGCCGCTCATGGAGTGTGCTCATGGAACTTCGATGGAGCGCAAGGTGCTCGACGGGCTGTCGGGGCGGGTTCGTCGTCGACGCCAGCGATACGGCTTTATCTGGTCGCTGCTGCTGGCATCTGCCCTGTCGGCGGTGATTCGCATCATTCTGGAATGGTGGCTATCCAGACCGGCCAATCGGGTGAAGCTGGCTGGGTGGCAGTGTGCGTCGAGAGGTGAGTCGTGAGCAGCGTAGAGGTATACGAGACAGCGCTTCGCATGCTTGAGCGGTACGGGTTCGGAATCATCCTGGCCACCGCCGTGCTGTGGTTTGTGCGAACGGACCTTGTGCTGCCGATGGTCGAGGCACACAAGTCCTTCCTGCATGAGATGGCTCAGACCCAGCGAGAGATTACCACTGCGATCCGCGAGCAGACCCAGTTGCTCTACGCCTTGCAGCCGAAGGTCAGTGCGACTGGCACCGATGCCGGGCGCGACCTGAACTGACCTTACATCCCTACAGTAACGCCGCGCTATGTCCATGAATCCTCGCCTCCTTCGTCCTCTGGCTCGCCTTGCGGAAGAGGTTTCAGCATGGTTTGCGAGCCTGTTTGATCCGACTTTCTGGCACTGGAGTGAATGACAATGGCTGCACCGAACCTGTTCCGCCCCGCTTCTGTGACCGCGAAGAATGCCAAGGCGGCGATCACCACATCGTCCACTGCGATCATCAGCAACGCTGCCGAAAGCGGCAAGACGCTGCGCGTGACCTCGCTCTACATCTCCAACATCGACGGCACCGATTCGGCTGCTGTTACCGTCGATATTTTTGATGGCACACACGCCCGCCATCTGGCAAAGACGGTTGCTGTCCCGGCCGACGCCACGCTGACGGTTATTACCCGAGAAGACGCCGTCTACCTGACGGAAGGCGACTCGCTGCGGTTGTCAGCCAGCGCGGAAAATGACCTTGAGGCAGTCGCCAGCTACGAGGAGATCGCTTGATGACCCGCTGCAACGGCTCCATCATCGGCCCAGCCAACGAGCCAACGAACACCGTTGCCGGTGGCGTGTGGCGGCTGCGTGAGGCTGCCACCTACCTCCAAGCCGACGAGTGGCCGTCGCAGCCAGCGGTGCCGCCTGCGCCTACGGCAGTGGCAGGCAACGCGCGGGTGTCGCTGTCATGGACGGCACCTTCAGGTGGTTCTCCTATCACTGATTACGGCATTGAATACAGCAGCAACAGTGGATCAACATGGACTACTTTTGCGGATGGAGTTAGCACTTCCACGTCGGCCGTCGTCACTGGGCTGACGAACGGCACGGCGTACATCTTTCGCTTGGTGACAATCAATCCGCTAGGAGAGGTGTACGGCAGCGCGAGTGCGAGCGTGACGCCCGAGCCGGCTGTTATCGCCTTGCTCCTGCACTTTGACGGCACCAATGGCGGAACGACCTTTACAGATTCCTCTCCGGCAGCGTTGACTGTGACGCGAAACGGAGACGCAGTGATTAGCACGGCCCAGAGTAAGTTCGGCGGGGCGAGTGGCTATTTTGATGGCGCTGGCGATTACCTGACTGCTCCGTCGTCCGCGCTGAGCGGATTAGGCGACGGCGACTTTACGATTGAGGCATTTATTCGCGCGGACGCCGACAATCTGAACGCCATCTGCACCGTAGATTATGACGCCACTGGGTCGTTTTGGCTTGGGCTATATCAGGGTCAAGTGGCCTGCTTTGGCAACGGCTCGCAAGTCGCAGCCGGCGGCGACGTGCAAACTGGACAGTGGCATCACGTCGCTGTAACTAGACTCGGCGGCGCGGTAACGCTTTGGCTTGATGGCGCAAGCGTTGGCACAGGAAGTTTTGGCAGCGGCATAACCTTAGAGAACGCCATTGGAATCGGCGGCGGCTACAGCGGGACGTATCCGTTCTCTGGCTACATTGACGAACTCCGCATCGTCAAAGGCAATGCCGTCTACACCGGCAACTTCACGCCGCCGACTGCGCCGTTCTAGCGCTGCGCTACACCCACAGCCTAGCGCACTGAAGGCATTGAGTTGCGAAGGAGAGGATTTAATGCTGACGACTGAACAGAAGGCGACAAACAATGACACCTTTCGCCACATTGAGCGAGTTCG